TTGCAGGACAATAAAGATAGGGCGCTGGCAACGAGGCAAAAAAATAGCCCAGTCGTGTGACTGGGCTATTTTCGGGGAAAATGGTCGGTGTGAGAGGATTCGAACCTCCGACCCTCTACACCCCATGAGCATGAGAATCTCCGTAAAGCCTTGAAATATAAGGGGCCAAAAGTCTGTTGATATCAAAGCTAATTTTGATAGCAACCTTTTGGTGTTTCAAGGGTGAGTAAATCACTCGCCATACCACTATCACATAATGTAGTGTGGTCTGAGAGTGACAAGGAGACAACAAATGGCGTCATATGCTCAACGCGCTAACGGCAATGTTTGGGTTAGAGTCAGCGTTAAAAAGGATGGGAAATACAAGCAGTTAACCTACACCGCCAAAAGCATGGAAGAGGCCAAGATGTGGGCCTCACGGCATGAGGCGGGCGAACAAATGGAGCGGGATGGCGGCCAAGGGATGACAGTGCTCCAGCTGCATAATGCCTACATGCTGCGCACCATTTCAGAGTCAACTCGGTCTATGGATGAATACCGGATCGGTCGGCTGCTGGACTACTTCGGTGGGGCCAAGAAAGAAGAAGGCGAGGTTAAGAGGCTGGCCAAGTGGATGATGGTGATACCGACCGACATCAAGCCACAGGGGGTTGAAGAGTACCTGCGTCAGACCACCAATGACTTCAACACACTGCGCCGCGACATCTTCCATCTGCGCCGGATCCTGCGCAATGGTGACTTCACTCATTTGGACAAGGTGAAGATCGGCAATGAACGGATACGAGCCAAGCGGTTGATCACCGAGGCTGAGTACAAGACGCTACTGAGCTTTGCATTGCCCTATCATCGGTGGCTTATCCGGCTCTTGTGTGAAAGTGGTTGGCGGCGGGGTGAGGTCTTCAACCTCCGGCCATGCGACATTCATTTCGGACAGGTGCCCATCGCTGACTTTAAGGACGTGAAGAGTGGCGAACCTCGGGTGCGCTACATGACTGATGCATGCCAAGCGCTACTGCGTGACGTGGTAGCCGAACACTTGGCGTTGGGACGTAGTCGTGAGGCTCGCCTGTGCCAATTCAAGAGCGCCCATGAGATCACCCAGATGATGCGCAAGACTCGGGAGAAGGCTGGGCTGGGGGATCACATTCATCCCCATGCCTTCCGTCACCTGTTCATCACCAAGGCCCAGGGGGTGCTTGGCCTGACAGCCAAGGATGTCATGCACTTCACCGGCCATGAGGATGTGCAGACCGTCATGCGCTATACGCAGCCAGACATGCGACTGGCGCTGGACAAGATGCGTGGTGGTATCAATGGGTCAGTGAGGGGACCAACACAACCGCAGCCCTACACCTATGATCCGACGTTCTTTATGAAGTAACCAACGAAAAGCCCCTCGATTGAGGGGCTTTGTCTAGGCGGCTCACTGATTTTTTTCAATGAAATCAAACTGCTCAATTTTGAGCACAGACTTAGAACGGCAATTGTTAAGCCGTCTCTTGGTCAAGGAGCAAACGCAGTTGCACCTCACCTCGGAGCTGAATTTCCTCGATAGCCAAGTTGAATTTTTCAATCCGGCGTTGGGCCAGCCCACGTCCGTGGTAGCTGCCATCGTTGGCAGAACGGAGTGATCGGGCGGAGTGGTCGTTGATCCGCCGATCCAACTCGTCACGTTTGCGGGTCATGGCCTCCATCCAGTCGAAGGCATTGATGAACGCCTCTTTGAATGCACCTGCTCTGGCTCCTGTAAAGCCCATGATGAGGAACACACAGCCGTTACGGGTGAGCAGGTATTCCGGCACCTCTTTAGTGCCGCCCCCAGGTAATTGCTGGAGGTAAACTGCTCTCTCAAAATTAAGGGCTCGAAACTTGGCACTGCATTCCATGTTAGTGATTGCTCGCATGACGTTATCATGGCGCTTTCCAAACACGTCCGCGATGGTGCGTGAAGTGGTAACAATATTATCGCCTCTGACCGAAACCAAAGCGCGGATCATGCCCTCGCTCAGTTGGTCTTCCATGGTATTTTGTTTGACTTCAAACATGATGGATCCCTTCTAGTTGTAAGAGAGCCAAGTAGAGAATGCGCCAGTGCTTGAGGCGCATCAGGACAAGGCTGTCGTCTGTTGTCATTCGGTTGCGCCGGTTGATGACCACCGGTACTTCCGGCCCGCCGCTTCTGGCGAGACTGCGCTCGGCCTGCGCCATGGCCTCCAGGAAGTTGAGGCGCTCCACGCGCTTTGCCTCCACATGAATGAGGGGCGTCCCCACCAGGTCAGCCCCTCCCGTCATGCGCTCGTTCACGCCACCCCCGCCACCCGATAGCGGGGCTCGAAACGCGCTATCCCTGCCGTACACCTGCTGGTTGAACCACTCGGCCAGCTCGCGCTCGAACTTCGCCCCTTTCTCCTTACATCCTCGGCCCTTCATAGCGTCTCCAAAATGGCAAGTAAGTCACGATGACGATGCCCTTGACCACGAACACCCCGCAGTTATCCGCCGCTACTATTCCCCACATCTTGGAGTGGTCTCGTCCCCAGTAGTCGTTGTTGAACGCCTCCTTCACGGAGCTGTAGCCGTTGAACGCGCCGCAACGTCTGAGCTGCCCCTTGCTCGCCCGCTTCCCGTCTTGGATGTTGGCGATCAACAGGGGCAGATGGCCAAGTCGTTGGTGCCACCGGTCTATGGCGTGTTGTGACACCTTCAATTCCCCCCACTCGGTTGGTACAAGGCGCGGGATCAGTGCCTTCTGGCGAGTAACCCAGCCACTGCCGACTTGGCCTGACGGCAAACTCTGGCCACCTCGGTCGATGACTGGGCCAAGGGAGTACGCAGGTTGTATCCCTTGCGCGATGTCACCAGCGGCAAGCTGTGCATGATGATGTCGATCTCCAAGCGCAGCTTCTCCAGCTCGTTCGATGGTGTCGTGCTGTTCACATTGGCCAAGGTAGAGAGCATCTGATGGATCAGCGGTGCCTCGTTCAGGTTGCTGATGTGATGGGTGATCCGGCTCGCCTCGGTCAAACATTGGCGCACTCCCAAAGGTTGATGGTTCATTGCAGACCCTCGATCAGGTGGAGGAACTTACGGGAAAATGTGCTGAATCTCGGGCTCGGCCTTTGCAGGATGGAGCGGTATTCGTGGGCCAAGTGGGTCAGCTCGGCAATGCGCTCCTTGCTTTGCACATTGCGCAAAATGATGGGCCGCTGATCTGGCAGCCCCTTGATGACGCGGCGCGTGAGCGGTTCATCGTAGTTGCTGCCATCATGGCCAAGCTCGATGGTCTCGACCGTGGCCAGATACTTGCGGCCACGGTTATCCTCTTCGCGCTGTGCTGCGAACAGGGCGGCCTTGTCGGTTGGGAAGATGCCAACGAGGTAGCTGTGGGCTTCCCTGTCCCCCCAGCGGTACATGGTGGTCACGTACAGTTCGGTCATTCTTCTTCGTCCATGTCTGGTTCACATCGCTCACACCCTGGATGGTCAGGGTCTCGGCAACTCGGGTGCCTGAGCAGCTTCATTTGGTAGCGGATGCGGTGCCGGTACTCGGCTTCACTTTCTGCTCGCCACTCTTCTTCCCACTCGGCCATAGCCCCGTCTCCCGCAAGAAGTGAACACGCTTGGTTGACAGGCCAAGGCGTTTAGCCACGGTTGCCGCTGACAATGTGCCGTTCAGCATGTCCAGCTCTGTTTGGGTGAAGACGCGGGGCACCGCCTTGAGCGTTCGCTTACCGATACCAAGCTCACGCGAACGGACGGAGGCTGCATCTGGCGGCAGCCCCATGAGGATGGTGATGCGGGCATAGGTCATGCCCGCCTCGATGTGCTCACGTAGGCGCTTGTCCATATCGTTCGTCCACTGGAAGGTGCCGGACGGACGATTGACCAAGTGCTTCTGGGTGATCAGGCGCTTCCAGTGCTCAAGGATGGTGCTCATGCCGGGATCTCCTGCAATGAGGCCACCGGCACGGACATGACCGGCATCATCATGCCAAGCGGGTGATGTGGCAGGATGGGCAGCTTGGCTTGGGCCAAGTTGGTGAAGAACTCGTAACGCAAACTCGGGCCTTGGTTGGCGACCAGAACACAGTGCTTGAGGGTCACACCACTGAGGCCATGCGCGTGGCTCAAGATAGCCAAGTCGAGGTGAATGACCTCGTCACTGGGCTCCACGTAGTAGATGAAGATGTCCACGCAACCATCTTTATTGACGCCAGCGAAATGGAATGGATGCCGCTCGGCCAACAGGGTGAGCGTGACATCGAAGTACCCTTCAAGGGCACTGCGGGCCTGCTGTTTCAGCATAACGATCCTTGTTAGTTATCCCGTTGCTTCATAGATCTCGCGCACTTGTCGCAAATGAATTGCCACTTCGGGCGCTTCACGCACCGTTTGCAAAACAGGCACGGACGAGTCCAGTCATTGACCTTGAGAGGGGCGACAAACTTCGCGCCGTCAAACTCTCTGATGCCTTCACGCACCAAGATCCTTTTGAGGGTGTCAACGCACACACCCATTCGCTCTGCCTGTACGGGTAGACTCTCTTGTGGTAACGAACGGAGCCAATCAAGTTGCTCGGTCGTCAGTTTGGTTTTCTTCGGCATAGTGACCTCTCACGCTAAGGCATAAAAAACATACCACAGAGTCACCCTGTTGCAATCTGAAAGAACATAAATGGGCTAGTGTGTTTTTTTATAGCATGATAGAAGGTCGAATAGGTGTGATAAAGACAACAAAACAAGCAATAGCCTTTGTGTTTAAGACGAAAAAATGCTACCCTCAATTCACTTCTTGGATCTCCTGAAAACCTCCGACTCCCTTGCTTCACCGCTGGCGCGGTTACGCAAGGTCGTGACTAAACTTCACTACGTCAGGCAGGACATCTAAGGAGTCTTGGATTCCTCTTGATCTTGAGAGACCTAAAATCCTCAAGAGATACAGAGGCCCAAGGCGAAGTGAATTGGAAAAAGGGGGGCCGCGTGTCCGCTGACATGTCGCTGGAAGAACGGCGTCAGTACGTCCGTGACAAGTACCCAGATGTGGCAGAACTAATCAGACTCGCCCGCCTTCACTTCGGTGAGTCTGTTGAGATAGTGGTTACACTGGACGAACCAATAACAAAGGGGCCGTGAGCCCCTTTGTTTATTCCTCAATTCCCAGGATGTGGTTCACCGTTCGCTGCGGTAGGCCAAGCATTCGGGATGCGTCCTGTGCACTGTGGCCATCGTTGATAAGCCGGTACACGTTGAAGCGTGGCGAGCTAGTGGTGACAACGAACTCACGCCCATCAAAGTCACTGCGGGCCAAGCCGACTAGCATCGGCCCCTGCATGTATTCATCCGTCATGTTGCGGGTCTTGCCATAGCTCAACTCGCACACGAACTTGATGCGCGTGTGGGGCGGCTTGATGGCATCCAGCGCATCGAAGGCGTTCGGGCTAAAGCTGTCAGCCGACTTGCCGCCCTTCTCCTTGGCGATGTCCGCATTCTCGAACACCTGCGTAATCCTGATCTGAGTCTCGGTAACGGTCAGCTGGTTGGAGCTGCCCGCCTCACGCCCGAGACCAAACTGGGTCGGCTTGTTGGCATGGTGCAGCCAGATGACCGCAAAGCCTGCGCTGCGTAGCTTGGTGAGCAACAGGTTGAACGGAGCCCACGCCGCCGCATCGTTCTCCTGCAAGCCCCCCATGGCCGAACGCACCGTGTCTATGACCACCACATCCGGCATGGCCGCTTTCACCCACTTGGCGAACTCGGTCACGCCCTCCATGCTGGTCAGGTTGAAGTCGCCCAGCGGTGGCAACCACAAATTGAAGTTGCCGTTGGTGCGCCCGTAGCTGCTGCGCATGGTCTCAATGTGGTTGACCATGGTGTGTGGCGAGTTTTCCCAGTCGAAGTACAGCACCTTGGCCGGTCGCTCGATCTGGAACAGCCGCCCGAAGTCACGGCCAACGCAAAGGTGATAGAGGATTCGATAGAGCATGGTCGATTTGCCATGACCGGTGTAGCCGTACACCTGCGTGATAGACCCCTTGGTGAGCCAAGGGCGGACGAGGTATTGCAGCTCCTTGGTCTTGGCCTTCAACAGCTCAAGGTCATCATCGGTCAGTGGCCGGTACGGCTCACGCACAATATCAACCTCGGTACTCTCTGCCTCAACATCACTCAAGTCGATGTTGAACTCGGCCTTGTCGGTGGCGTAAGCGGGGTGGACATAGGTGTAATTACCCTGCGCATCGAACCGCTCGGGATGGTTGCGTAGCTCCAACGCCCACGCGCTTTTCAGGCTGGCTTGGTAGTAATACTCTTCAAGCGGTTCATCAAAGAACGTCTCCATGAAGCGGCGGCCCTCGGCCTCTAGCGCCTCACCTCTGAACCCCTTCAAAATGCACTGGCTCAGGTACTTGAACACCCGATCATTACGACCGTTGCCGCCACCCGTGGGCAGCTTGCCGGTCGGGTACTTGCCTTGGACGTACTCGGCTGTCTCTGTCCACACATCCAGTAACTGCCCTTGCGGCAGCACGCCCGAGAGATCAAGCAAGTCTTTGTACTCCTGCTTGCCTTGAAGCTGTACCCACTCCGGCCATTCGCTTTGATCGGCAAAGTCTACGTGTGGCTGGATCTGCCATGCCAAGTCCGGCGAATTGGATGACGGCACCCGCACATAGCCGCCATCACCACGCAAGTCGAGGCCATCCACGGCGTACCAGTGCGCCCCAGGATTGCCGCCCTGATGGTTCTGCACCCGCTCCCCAGGGTGGCGGAAGTATTGGTGGACGCCGCGCTTGGTCTTCACCTGAATGGGTGAGCAATAGCCAAGCTCGGCCACGAACTCGATGGCTTCATCGTTGTCGCAATCCAGCACCACAACACCCGATTGCTGGCCCGTGATCAGGCCAAGTTGGGCATTGGGGAATACCTCTGCCCATCCCTCCAACTCTTCCTCGGTCGGTAGTCTGCTTTGGTAGGCCCGCCACTTCACGGCGGGTCTCTTCTCGATCAGCGGAATGACAGCCCAACCCCGATCACGGTACTCAAGGGCTTCATCCAGCCAACTCATTGGTGCCCCTCGCCACGGCTCTCTTCAACGGGCTTGAAGTATTTGTCAAACCTGATGCGTGGCCACTTCTCCTTGATTTCCACATAGCGTTTCGCTGGCAAGCGACCCTCTTTGCGCCATGTCCAGACGTACACCCGAGGCACACCCAACGTCCGTGATACCTGCATGATCCCACCGAGATCGACCAGCATCTGATCGATGTCGAAGTAGTATTTTTCACCCATCCTTAATCACCCCTTTGGTGTGTTTCTAGTAACAAAATATCTTGTGAAGCTGTTAGGTTTACGCTACAACAATCACCCGTAACACATCAAATGGTTTATGAAAACAATCAAGGGGGTGGGTGTAATGCGTAAGGATGCGAACCAAGAGGTGACTCGTTTGACGAGTAAGGAAATCGACCAGCTGCTCAACTACTTCGAGATGCTGGAAGAGAAAGAGGACGCGATCAAGGAAGAGGTGGCGCTGGTCAAAGCCAAGATTGGCGAGGCTTTGCGGGCCGAGCATGGGGAGCTGCACCCAGGGGGATACGTTCTCCAAGGTGAGCACTACACCCTCGATGCCGAGGTGGGCGAAACGTGGCGCTGGGACGCTGACATGCTGATGCACTTGGCAGAAGTGACCCCCAACCCACACATCAAAGTGTCTGCCACCATCGCCAAGGCCAAGTTCCAAGCCCTGCCCGATGATCTGAAACTCAAGTTCTACGATGCGCTGACCATTAAGACCGGCAAGATCAAGCTGACTGTGCGGGGTGGCTGATCATGTTCACCTTCAAGACCTGCGCGGTCAGCGTCTCGCGCCAAAAGACCCTGCTTTACGCGATGCCTGGGTGGGGCAAAACCACCCAATGCCGCAACTACCAAGAGCGGTACGGCAAGGGGCTGATCATTTCCGGTGAGAGCGGCCTGTCGGCTATCGCGGATTGCGACATCGACTACCTGCCGTTCACCTCCTACAACGGCGAACACAACCCCGAGGCGGGCGTCTGCTCCTTCGTGGGCATCTTGCAGATGATCGACTCACCCGAGTTTGCCGCTGTGGGCTACCAGTGGATCGCCCTCGACTCGCTCACCGAGTTGAGCGACCGGCTTATCGAACACCTCGAACACAAATACGAAGGCGAGAAGAACCGCTTCGCCGTCTGGGGCGACTACGCCCGCTTCATGTTGGCAGCCCTCAAGTGGTTGCGTGACAAGCCCTATCACATCCTCGTCACCGCCCTTGTTGAAGAGGACACCGAGGGGGATGACCTGAACGGGCCAACCGTCACGAACTACTGGCCGCTGGTCAAAGGCAACCGCGTCAGTCGGCAGATCCCAGGGATCTTCGACAACGTGTTCGCGGGCCTGCGTCTGGTGACAGAGAACCCCGAAAACAAAGCCACTCCCACTATTCGCCGCTTCGTGATCACTGATGAGGTGCGCGGGTATCACGGCAAAACCCGTGATCCAAAGAGAACGCTCAAGGCAGTTGAAGAGTGCGATGACATCACCCTACTGCTTGAGCGCATCCGTACCGGCAACAAGGACGCAACTGTATGAACCAAAAATGGCAAGGCTTCGCCAACCTCAACCTCTGTGGCGTAGAAGAAGAACAAGGCTCCCGCACTCTGTCAGAGGGGGATCATGTGTGCCGCATCAGCTCGGCCAAGCTGGAGAAAACAGTCAGCGGCAGCGGTATCAAGTTGGTACTGCAATTCGATGGCATGAATGGGGGCTACGTGCGTGACGTGATCAACGTCTTCAACCCGTCCGAGAAGGCCACCGAGATCGGTCGCAAGCGTCTCAAGCATCTGCTGCTTCAAGCGAACCACCCGAACCCAGACCAGCCTGGGGATGTCGCCACCATGGTCGGCCTGATTGTCGGCGTCCATGTGGTCAAGGGTGAGGACTGGCGTGATGACACCGGCAACGTCCGCTCCGGTGGTGGTGAGCCGCGTAACTTCGCTCCTTACTTCAAAGCCTCCCAGCAAGGTCAGCCGTCTGTGCTGCAACCAAGACCCGCCGCGAACGACTCGTTTATGGACGAGATCCCCTTCTGAACGGCCCTGTACGGGAGGCGTTAAGCCTCCCGATTTGGAGTGCCTATGAGTGCTTTAGTGTTGCGAATTGACGAGGCTTACATGAACGAGCCAGTGCAGTCACCACGCCGCTACATCGGGGCCAGCTCGATGGGTGAGTGCGAGGCAGAGATCGCGTTTAACCTGCGGGGTTTCCCTGGTGCCAAGCCCGAACCTCGGATTGCTCGCATCTTCAAACTGGGTCACGCCCTTGAAGACATGGTGCTGGGTGATCTCAAGCTGGCCGGTTACAGGGTCTACCCGACTGACCCAGCAACGGGCCAGCAATGGACGTACACCGCCTTTGGCGGCCATGTGGTGTGTCACCTTGACGGTATTGTGTGGCTGGAGCCGATGCCGGAATGGGACATCCCGAGAGCCAAGGCAGTGCTGGAGGTCAAGAGCATGAACAAGTCCATGTTCGCCAAGCTCCAGCGCGAAGGGGTGAGAAACAGCCATCCCAAGTATTTCAACCAGATGCAGGTGTGCATGATGCTGGCCGGTCTGGAGTGGGCCATGTTGGTGGCCTACTGCAAGGACAACTCCGATTACCACATCGAGATCGTGGCGCTTGACCAACTCACCGTGTCGCACCTTGAGTTGATGATCCATCACGCCCTGACCAATCAGGCTCGCAAGGTGTCGGACGTACCCTCGTTCTTCAAGTGCAAGCTCTGCTTCAAGCGGCAGGTCTGCCACGGCGAGGTGGATGTGCCCCGCTGCTGTGCCACTTGCCAACATGCCATCGCCCATAAGTCGGGTGGCTGGTTGTGCACCTTGATCGATGAAGTGAACTACGCGGATGACGTGTGCCAAGGCTACAGTAGATACACCCCACTTCCTGCATGCTGAATAAAACCAAGCCCCTCAGTTGAGGGGCTTGGTTTTAGAAGTCACTGTCGAACTTGGCCTTGAAGCGGGCGTCAAACTCGCCGCCACCATCCGGCCCTTGCCGCACACCGGCCACCGCATCCACGGTTCCCTCGCGCAGGCTGGCATTACGTCCGACCACCGGCACCCGTCCCAGCAGGGCACGGGTTCCCTCACGCTCCTTGCTGTTGCTGGGCTCAACGTCAACCAAGCCAGCGGCCACCTTCATCACATCCGTGGCCAAGCCGTAGGATGGGCCAAGGAAGGTTGAGGCCACGCGCTCACGCCCGTATGCGCCGTTATCCAGCTGCTCGGTGGTGGCGCTCAGTACGTCAGCCAGGATACCCAAGGCACCGGCTTGTAGTACGGATTGTGTCACCCACGCGCTTGCCTCACGGTCACGCAGCGTCATCGACTGCTGATCTTCGCCACCACGGGAGAGCATCACATCCTTGACGGCCAATGATGCGGCACCGGCCAGCGGCAGCGCACCGAGGAACGCGACCTGACTGCCAAGGCGACCGCTCTTGGCGACCCGCATCCCCATCCGACCCATCATCATCGGGAAGGTTTTGAACTGGTAGATCAGTGACCCGACCGGCGATTTGGCCCACAGCGGGATGTCGTTCGGGTTCGGCGCGAACACCGCTTCGTTGGTGAAGCGCAGCACGGCTTGGCGCACCTTCGGATCGTTCATCACCTCGGCACTGGAGAGATCGCCCGACTGAATGTAACCGGCCAAGCCGTAGCGGCGCAGGAACTGCACGGCATGTTTGCGGCCCGCGTCTCCGGTGCGGCTGGAGAGCGCACGGCGCTGCTCGGCCTTGAAGGTTTCCATGGCGACCGACCCCGCGATCCCGCGCCACATGTCCGTCCATGGAGTCAGCAGGGTGGCGTTAAAGAAGGCGTTGGTCAGCTTGCCCGCGTCCTGCCCATAGAGGTTGGCCATCCGGTTGTGGACAAGGTTCTCCATTGCCACCCCGATGTTGCGCATGGCGACACGGTACTCGGGATCGCGGGCGTAGTGGGCGATCCCCTTCACGTAGGCTTTGAAGTCACCGGAGTTAACCAGCGGCATGACGGCATCCGACATGGACGAGAGGATGGTCGAGCCAAGCAGGGTGATGGAGTTGAACGAGCGCAGCGCGTGGCTGGTCGCATTCTTCCACTTAAACCCTAGGGTGTGTCGGTACGGGTTCTTGCCTTCCACCGACTCGAACATGGCGACCATGTTCTTGCGCACGTTCTCCGGCACCTTGTTGCGCTTGCCGTCTGTCTCGGCCAAGGCTTCCACGATGGCGCGGATACGGCGCTCCATGTTGGGGCTGTCGTCTTTTTGCTTGAGGTAGCGCACGGCGTTTTCCTTGCCGTCCCGCTTGATGATGGTCTTCACCTCGTCCAGCGCCAGCCAAGCCTCGGTGCTGTTGGTGAACAGCGCGGGGAAAGTCGGGAAGCGGGCTTCCAGTCTCTCACCGCCAGCCCCCTGAATGTGTCCTTGGGTCTTGCCGGAGGTCAGCAGTTCAAAGGCAGCGTTGTCGCCATCGACCAGCACTTGCATGAAGTCATGGAAGGCATGGTTGCCTTGGCCAAACTGCTCATGGAACAGGCGGCGGCGGGTGGTGCCCTGGAAGTATTTGACCAAGACCCCTTCCAAATCATCTTGCAGGAACTCGCCCACACCACCGGCCATCATGTGTCCTGGGTGCTCATGCAGACGCAGCACACGGGCCGCATCCACATGATCGGAGGCCGTGCCCTTGAGCTGACTGGCGGGGCTGTAAACGCCATCATTGCCGATCAGATTGTCGTAGATGGAGACTGCACGGTACACCGCATCTGGCTGGGACAACGGCGCACCTGTGTCGGAGCTGTAGCTATCCATCAGGAAGTTGGCAAGACGATGAACAAACTCGTCTCGGTTGCTTTCCAGCTTTTCGATGTCCCACACCTGCGGGAAGTAGTTGCGGATACCGCCATCCTCGTTGGCTAAGGCGGTGTTGACCAGCAACTGCCATTCGCGGGCGAAGGTGTCGCGGGTCATGGTGAATGCCTTCACCTCTTGTGGCTTGAGGCCGGTGCTGTCACCCAAGCGCAGCGCCATCACCACGCGGGAAAAGCTGGCAGGCTGGCCCTTGTTCGGGCGGATCGCGTTGAGGGCACGACCAAAGAAGGTCTCGTTGCCCTCCAGCTTCTTGAGCTGTTCGATCACCGGCATCAGCTGGGCACCCATTTCACTGTCAAGGCGTTCGAAAATACCGCCGCCTTCTTCGGGCTTGATCCAGTCGGCCACCCACTTCGCCTTGTTGTTTCTCATGTAGACCGACAGCTCACGGAACAGCTCCTTGAACTGGAACGGCTTGAGCGCCTGCTCGTCCACCTTGCTCATCTTGCGCCCCTTGGCAGCAGTAACCAGCGCATCACCCACGCGGCGCGGTAGCCCCTGATCTTCCATGGCGGCCACAATCTCGGGCACGTTCACCTGATCACCCTTCACCAATGCGGCGTTGGCATGGCGCATCGGGTTCCCTTCCACGTTGAAGCGGTCTGTACGGGCCATCGGCTCGAAGTCGTCCAGCATCGAGCGGATGTCGCTCGGGTTGAACACGGCCATACGGGTATCGTCACCCTTGCCAATCATGGCCGAGTCAAAGCCCATGCCGCTCAGGAACTCGCGCAGCACATCCCCCTTACGGGCACGGAGCGTGGGCTCCTTGGCGATCCACGCTTCCATGCTGGCCACGAAGTCAGGGCCGCTTTGGTCACGCACAATCGCGTCAGCCAAGTTGGAGAGGGTGCTGTGATTGAGACCGAGGCGCTCGGCCATGTCGATGATCCCACCGACCAACGGGCTGTTGCCTTCGACCACGGCTTCGCCGGTCAGGTCGATGGTGTGCTTGGCACGGGTCACGACCACTTGCACGCTGGGGGCGTTGACACCTAGCGCGTCAAAGCGTTCCAGCCATTCGGCTTCGCTGGCCAGCAGGTCAGTCAGCTTGTCACCGGCACGGTCAATCCCTTCCACATCGCTGGAGTCGATCATTTCTATGCTGCGGCGATGTTCGGCAATCGCGTTGCGCACACCGGCAAGGGCGTGGGCGTACTCGCGGGCTACCTCTGCCACCTCGGGGGCCAAGGAGGAAAACGCCTGCTCGGGGTCGAGCCCCAGAGTGCTGGGCCGGTCAGTGGTGTAGAAGGCGCGACCGAGCGGGCCGGACTTGGAACCGGTCGCCTCACGGGTGCTCACGTAGAGTGGACGGATCGGGCCACCTACCCAACGGGCCATCCCTACCTTGGCGTGGATGTCGAGGTTGTCGAGGTAGTCATAGGCGTGAAGCTGTGCCACTGCCGCCCCCACGCCATCCTTGTTCAGGTCGGCCAAGGTGCGAACTGTGTCCGGTTGCAGCGGGTCGCCATACGCACCCAGCCAGCGGTACTTCTGGTAGATGTCGGCGCGGTCGATGGTGCCGCGCAGGACGTAGGCCATCGACTCGGCAAACTCGCCCATCGCCTCGTTGAACTTGCCAGCAGTGAACACATCCACGTTCTCGGTCAGCACATCCAGCCCTTTCTGGCCACAGGCGATAACCTTCCATTGGTTGATGAACCATTGGGTGACGTTGCCGCTCTCGCCATGGCTGGCGAACACCTTGTTGATGGCGTTCGCGTCCACCTGCCCGTTGATGGCGCGGGCCACCATTTGTCCAATGTTGGACAACGCCCCCTCAAAATCGCCATCCTTGCGCAGGGCGGTCAGGTCGCGGCGCAGGGCATTGCGCAGGGTCTTGAACGAGTCATCGGCAGTGCTGGCCATGACGGCGGCAGGGCTGCGGTTCACTCCGGCCAAGTTGTCGAGCACATTGGCTGGCAGGTTGCGCGTTACCTTGTCGGTCAGCGCCAGCAGGCGATAGAGCACGGTACGCATATCGTGCGCGGTCTGTGGATCACGGTGTGTCATGTCCATCTGGATGGCGCGGATGTTCGCGGGGGCGCTCGGCATGATGCCGGTCTCAGCCACACCTCGGCTATCCTCCAGCTCACGGGCCACGGCCTTGGTTGCTACCTTGCCGGAGAACTTGGGCTTGAGCATCTGATAGACATCAGCCTCAATGATCTCGGAGCCAAGCATGGCACGGCCCAGACCGGCCTTGGAACCGGCCACCTTGGCCGCCGCTCGCTGGGCGTACACCCACTCGACTTGATCCAGGGTGGGGTGGTCGGCCAGCTTGAGGGCATTGATATACTGCTCGCGCAGCTCGTTGCGGGTGGCGCGGTATTGGGCCAGGGAGATCTCGACCCGCTTCTTGCCCACCATGCTCTTGGTCATTCGGGCGCGACGGATCATTTCGTCCGCCATCGCTTCATGGTCTTTGGCGATCTCGTCCGGTTTGACCAGGGCGACCTTATCGGCCAGCTTGGCTGTCGGCTGGCGCTTGACGGTCGGGGCGCTCTCGGCAGCCTGCGGGGCGACCGGAGCATGGGAAGCGCGGGCCGGTTTCTCGGCAATCTCTTGCGCTTTGTTGACGGCCCCAGCGGTCTTGACCACTCGCTCGCGGCGTTTCTTGTTGACCGTCTTGACTGTCTTTGTCATCACCTCTTGAGCGGCCTTGGTCTTGACCATGGCAGCCTTCACCTGCTCGATAAGGGCAGGGTCAACCACGCTCGGGGTCTCTTTCCCAAGTACCTGATTGGCCTGCTCGGTCACGGCCTCGACTTCCGGCACAACCTCCGGCAGCGTCTGGGGTGGTGCCACCGGTTCGGCGGTCGCCTTCACGGCATGACGGGCCTTCTGGGCCAAGGCGTAGTTCCAAGCGGTCTGGCTGGTCGGCATCGCATCGCGGCCCACCCATACCCCATGCTCTGCCAGCATGGCATCGCGCAGCCCCTGTTTCATGATGGCCACGGCGTAGGGGACGGATGATGGATGGTTCGGGTTGAACAGCACATCGCGCATGAAGAGGGCCGGATCGTGGTTGCCGGTCTTCTTCACGTACTCCAGATAGGCCTCGCCGGTCATGGTGCCGGATTGCTCGATGGCCTGTGGCGAGTCGCGCAGCGTCCCCAGCTCGTTGATGATGGTGTGCGCCCGCTGCTGGCTGTCCTTCGCAAAGCGCAGGTTGGCCAGTTGTTTGCCGTCTTTGTTCTTGAAGGTAAACACGTTGCGCATGTTGAACAGCGCCATGCCAAGCTGGCTATCCTGGCCAACGTGGGACGGCCACTGGTCGGGACTCTGCGCCAGATCATCGAACACCTGATCGAACTGCTCAAGCTCGGCCAAGGCGTTGGCACGAATGGCCAAGCTCTCCTTGCTGCCCTTGGTCTTCACCTGCTCAACCTGCTTGAGCAACGCCTGTGCGTCATCAAACACCTTGCCTTCAGGCAGGCCAAGGCGGGTGATGATCTGCTCGTTGTCCGGCAGGATGCGGGCGAACAGTTCGTTGAGCGCGGGGTCTTCTTTGATCCCGCTGGCCTTGCCCTTGTTGATGATGCGGTCGAACACGGCACGGATCTTCTCGGTCAGCGCCACCCAGAAGGATTGGTCGAGCACGGTCGCTTCACGGTTGTTCATCGCCCAACCGGCACCCGCCTCGGCAAAGATCTCGTTGAGGCTGTTTGACACATTGGATGTCAGGCCGGTGTCAGTGGTTGGCAGGATGTCACCGATGGTGCCGGTCTCAAGGTGGCCACGTACCGCGTTGACGAACAGGCGGCGCTCACTCGGGGTGAGGATGTTCGCGTAACCCCAGTGCATCAGCTCATGCAGCAGCGCATACGGACGCGGACGCTTGTCGGGGCGGTCGCTCTGTGGCAGCCGGACGGTGTTGAACCCTTCCTTCTGGCTGTAGACGCTGTAATGCGGGGCTCCTGCTGTCTTCTCGACGTTCGGCACCTTGCCATCGGGATGGGCAATGGCCACACGATTGAGGGTGTCCCAGACAAACTTGGTGGTCTTGTGGTCGTAGTCGGCCATCAGGTCGTTGAGGGCTCGCATCGACTTGACCCGCTCGCCGTTGGGCAGCAGCAGACCACGGGGGTAGAGGCGTTCCTCCATCGCCAGGACCTGATCCAGCTTGTCCAGTGTGGCCGCTGCCACCTCGGGGTCTGTCCACGGGATGTTGCTATCGAGTGTGACGCGGGAGAGATAAAGACCTTCCACGCTCAGGTCGCCGTCACCCAACAACTCGCGATCGACCAGAATGCGCTCCAGCTCGGCCATGCGGCGGTCAAAGGCCAGTACGCCGGTCGGCTTGAAGAAGTCCGCTTGCCATGTGGCAGCCAAGGGGAAGCGTTTGGTACGGGCGTTGGCCCATGTGTCGATGGTCGAACCGGCCACATGCTCCAGCTTGGGGGCGTCCTGTTGCTTGGGGGCGTCCGGTTGCCACACCATGTCGGCCAGTTGGCGCGGGGTGATAGCGCGGCCACTGCGGGCTTTCTCGTAGGGCAGCGAGTTTTTGGTGGAGAGCCACACCACATCCCACTCATTCGCATCGGCCTTGCCAAGCAGGTTGCGGGCGGTCAGGGTACGCTTGCCCGCTTGGGCCTGCTGCATCTGGGCGTTGGAAACGAGGCGGACGGTGTGCTTGCCCTGCTCGGGAGACTTCTTCACCAGCGCCAAGGCAAAGCCGCTTGGGGCTTTCATGGCGTCCGAGTCTAGGCTCGGCCTCTGTGGCGAGTCAGTGTCGGTGGTGGTCAGCGCCACGATCCGCTTGGCGGTCACGTCCGGCTTGCGGCCCATCAGGATGGCGGCGCTCGAAGGTGTGTCCACGAAGGCAACTTGGCCTGGGCGGTTCGGGTCAACCACGGCGAATACCTTGTCACCACGGCGGGCCAACACCCGCTCACCGCTGGCGTTGAGGTAGGTCACTCGGGTATCAGCCACGAACGGGGTCGGCTGCTTGGTGGCCAGTACGGTAGCTTTGGCCTCTACCATCTGCGGTAGCTTCTTGAGGTTGTCGAACCGCTGGCGTTGACGCTCAACGGCGGCAGCCTTGCGGGCCTTGTCCGCGACCACTTCATCAGTGGCGAACTGGCTCTGGCGCTCCAGCGAGTCGGTGTTGCCTCGGATGTTCTTGCGACCGGTGGAGCCCTTGGTTATTTGTGCTTCAATGCTGTTGCGCACATGGTTGATGACCCACTGGGTTTGCAGGTTGGCATCGAGCAGCGGGTCGCCGCCACGTTTGGCTACCAACTTGACCATGGCATTGCGGGACTCAATGTTGGCAAGCTCCTGACGGGCTTGGCGGCCATAGTGCATGATGTTGTCGGGGGTGATCTCCACGCCCTGACGCTTGGCCTCCTGCACCAGGATCAGCAGCTCGTGACGCAGCTCACCCATCACCTGTTCGGACTCGTAGCCCTGACGGACGGCCTCGGCACCGGCACTGGCCGTTACTTTCTCACTCGCGTCTGTGGCCTTGCTGGCGGCACGTTCGGCGTCAATCTCGTCAATCAAACTGTCTTCATTGCCAACGGCCAGGTCATCGGGGTCGATGTCATCCTCGTCCAGCATCTTCGAGACAATCTGCTTACTTTCGGCCTCGACCTTGTTGGACTCGCGGAAGGTCTGGAGGATGGCGTCTTTGTTGCTGGCGTAGGTATCGCGTTCGTCAAGGAACTGCTGGAACGGGACGCTTTCGGATTTACCATCAAGGCTGACTTCTTCGAGGTAGTCCTCAAGCGCCTGACTGGTCATGGCCTTCACGCCTGCCTCACGCTGGTCGGCGTGGTTGGTCATCTGGTAGTAAAGGGTGTTGGTGTCTAGTGAATCCGAGTCTTCGATGCCGAACTGGGTCTTGGCTACGCGGCGGATCAGCTTCTGGGCATCCTTCACCGCGTTGATGTCGGCACCGGCAAACTCGGGCATCCCTTGCAGGCGAGCCTTCATCACGGCGCTGAAAGGGGTCCGGCGCTCGATTTCCTGGGCGGCCTCTTCGGTGGCTTGTCCGTCCTCTTTGGCCGGTGTCTCACCTTGTGCCTTGGGGTCGGCAGTCACTTCATCAGCGGCGGCCTCTTCCGGTGTATCGGCCCACTTGCCGTCACGGATCATCCGCAACTCGCGCTCGGCGTTGTTGATGCGGGTCAGCAGCTCGTTGGCTGTCTTGTCATCACCTGCGGCGATGGCGGTCTCGGCTTCGGCTTGCAGCTTGTCACGCTGGCCAAGGATGATTTTGCCAGTCAGACGGGCGTTTCGCAGCGCGATCAGCTGGTCATACTCGGGGTCCTCTGGGTTGGTAACAGAAAGGTCGTCTTCGATGCTGGCCAAGTCTTCATCGAACTCGGCGGCGATGCGCTCGGCCTCGGTCATTTCCGGCTCCATCACGAAGTCGGTAGACTGCTTGCCCTCGGGGCCGATGCGCTGGGTGGCATACGGGCCGAGGGTGTTCTCGCGCATGTATTCGTTGAGCGCCTTGCGGTCAATCGGCCCAAACTTGGTTTCGGTGATGGTCTTGAGGCTATCGCGGGGGATGTCGAGGATCTGGTCGGCTGTCAGCCCCTGACCCAGCATGGCCTCAATGGATTGGTCGGCAGTCTTGATACCGGTGCGGGCGGCCAGCAAGCCAACCAGCCCCCCCATACCCGCCCCAAGCACACCCGAAAGGGCTGCATCCGAGCTAACCTGACTCATTGAAATCTCGTCCTGCAAGCCAAGGCGAACATCCCTTGTCTGTTGCAGGCCGCTCATTGCGCCACCCACACCGGTTCCAACAGCACCCACGGTCAGCGCCCCGTTAACGGCTCCGGCACGGTAGGCTTGGGCGGTGGTCTTGCCAGAGAGACGAGCCATGTTGGCGGCAGTGGCTGCCTTGCCAAACGGGATCAGGTTGATGGGGTCAAGTACCAGGGCACCCACGATGGACTTGGCGGTTTCCCAGCCACCAACGCGATCAATCGCGCCGCCATCTTCGAAGAACAGGGGCATTTTGTTGTAGGCGTCTTGCAGCCGTTTGGCGCGGGCGCGTTCTTCTTCGTTGGCGCCGTATGCTGCCGCAGTATCGGCCACCATGCCCGCGCTGTTGAGGTTCGAATAGGTGCGGTCTGAGTACCACGCCTTAACCATGTCATCATCGTTTTCAAACTGGCGGCCCTTAGACCAAAAGTGCCGTCTGAGATCGTCTTTGAAGTTAGGGTCGTCAAGGGGGTTGCCTTGGTACGATGTGCTAACTTTTCTTTCAAAATCAGTTGTTTCATTTGGATTTAGAAAGTCAGACGGAATGTTGAATTTGATTTCCATGTGCGCACCTATACGGGTCTAAGTTGCCGTTGCGCCCGCAGTGTGCGTTTCGCTCGCCTCTCTGTCGTCCTTTTGGTTTGCAATGAGTCGCCCATTTAGTTATTTTTTGTTGATCCTTTTGTCGCTCTTATTTAATGTATTCACATAAAACAACAACATGCCTGCCAAGGAAGAAAGAAATGAGCGAAACGCTTGCTGTATTGATGAATAAGAGACGCCTAAAAGCAACTTTAAATGGATTGACACTCTCTCAGTTAGATTCACTGAGTCTCATTTTTCAGGAAGTCCACCAAGAGATTAGGTCAGATGAATTGGACATCATTCGAGCCAGGGAGGAGCATGAAAGGAAACTGCAAGACGCCATGAGCACCCTCGAAAAGATGGGAATAAGCAAGGATGAATTGAGGGACTTCCTTGGCATGGCCGGTGACGCGGAGCAGCCGAAGGCCAAGCGCCAGTACAAGAAGCGCGACCCAAACGCGGTGAAGGATAACGCCGTCAAATCCAAGAGTGGCGTAGAGTATCGCTATCTCAACAAGCATGGCGATGAATCCTCATGGTACGGGCTGGGCCGTATGCCGGTGCCAATGAGAACCGCGATCTTTAATGGTGAGAAGACGCTGGAAGACTTCGTTTATCAGCCACAGCCAGAGTTAGAAGGAGCGGTATAACCGCTCCATTCCTTACCGATAGTTGGCCAGTTCTTTCTTGAGCTGGCTGACCACATCCGCGAATGCCCGTTTGTCTGCATTGCGCGTTGACGCATATTCCCCGCGATCATAAGTCACCACGGAGCCGCCATTCATCAAATTGATGTAGGCGTTTTCCAACATCCGCAACCGCTTCACACTGCCCGCGTAATCCGGTGAATTGGGGATGGCCAAGGTGCGAGTGCCGGACAGGATCAGCGAGAGCTTGCTCGCTTCCTCCATGGTCAGCTTACCCTCCTGGTCTGCCCGATAGAGCCCAACTAGCTTCTCACGCTGGGTGGTCTGGACAAGCCGTATCTGCTCGGTCGGGTCTTTGGTGAGTGCTTCAATTGGCAACTGGCCACTGGCGTATTTATCGACCTGCTGGGCTTTGTGCTCCACCGCGTTGAACAACTCTTGCAGTTGAGCGGTCAAGTCGATTTCACTTTGCGGGTTAGCCAAGAAGGGGTGGTTCATCCCCTGTCGCTGCATGTTCGTTTCCAAGGTAAACGAGGTGTCCCACTGGCGGCTATTGGCGGCACGGGACTCAGTTTCCTTGGCGAACGAGGCCACCTCACTTTTGAGGGCTTGAAGCTGGCGGCGCAGTTCGCCCACTTTGGCCAGTGGGATCTGGCTGGCAGGCAGCTGGACGAGGGTGGCAATCTCCTGCTCCAGCTGCTGGCGTTCACTGGCTAACTCGTGGCGCTTGGTGTTGCTCCAAATCATCGGGTCGGTGGGTTTGTACGCACCGCCTTGCGTTTGCATCCCCGTTATCACCTCGCGGTCACGCGGGATCCCCATTTCCTGGGCGACTCTTTCCACGGCGGCGACCCGCTCGGTGGGGTTGTCCTTGACCAGCTCGGTCACTTTGTTGATGAACTCGTCCACCTGCTCTTGGCGCGGGGCGTACTCGGCGGCAATGTTGCCTACGCCTTGTGCCTCGGTGTCCTTGGTATTGAGGTTCAGTCGCGCCTTCACCAGTTCATCGGTGGCCTTCTGCTCGGTGGTGAAGTCGGTGACGGCTTTCTGGCTGGCCGCTTGTCCGGTAGCCTGCCAGTCGCTTCGCTGTTTGGTCTGCATCAGAGTGCGGGTGCCATTCACCATGTCGGCAACCTGCTTCTCGTCTGCGTAGATGCCACGGGCCTTGAGCCCTTCACCGATCTCCTGCTCGGTCTTGCCGGAGCTTATCAGGGTGGCCAACCACTCCTGTGCCTTGGGGTCGGTCGAAAAGCGGGCCAAGGATCCCTGATTGAGCGACAGCGCCTCTTGCTCCCAGGTGCCAACGGTGGTGTTAACCAGCTCGTTAAGCATCTTCGGGTCCGCATCGCCAATGGTCATCTTGAGCATCGCGTTAAGGCCGTTCTTCACCTTATCCGACTCTCCGGATTGCAGGGCCGCCATGCCGCTTTGGCGGTACGACTCTGCCACTCGCAGCGCCAAGGAGAGGTCGCTGTTGCGCCGTTCGCGGGCAAGCTGAGCCTGACGTTCACGCTTGGCCTCAAGCACTTGGTTAACGCGCAAGTTGGCCATTTCCACCTGTTGGCCGGTCGGGGTGTAGCCAAGCACACTCTTGAGGTGGCCTGCGGTCAGGCGCTGGCCAGTCTCGCCAAGCTGGATGATTTGATCCCAGCGGCTGTCCATGATCTCGGACTGGGTGCGCTGCCACAGATTGGAGTAGTTGGCATTGCCGAACTGGCCGCGCAGGTCGTTGGCAATGGTCTGGTCGCCGCCGCTCATTGCGCCGATGGTGCGCTCCAGCGCCTGCTGGGTGTCGCCGTCCGTACTCAACAAGTTGTCGGCCATGTCGCGCTCGAAGACGCTGGAGAGCTGGGCTTGCTTGCTGATCATTTCCATCCGCGCCATACGGTCGGATTGGGCCTTGGCCTGCTGGTTGCTTGCCGCGTAGGCTTGCAGCTGCTGTTCTTGCGGCAGTGCATCACGCAGCCACGGAGCGCTCCCCGTGATGGAGCCGATGAAGGTTTGATAGTCTTGGAAGTTGGCGTCTGGGTTCGCCTTCTTGAACTCATTGAACAAGCGGGCCGCCTCGACCCGCTTGTTATTGTTACGTTGGCGGCCTTCTTCAAAGCCTTGGGCCATGTTGGCCCACATCAAAGCGTCCATCGTGTCCCCCTTATCGTCTGCCAATCTGGCCGGAGCTTGGCATCATCGCGTAGTGGTAAGCGGGCACGTTGCTGCGCCCGTTCCACCCGCTGCTGTTCTTCTTGAGGTAGCTGTCCAGCCAGCTGCCCGCTGTGCTGCCCAAGTCGGCCAACGCAGAGCCTGCGGCCTGACCGGCACTGGCTGCGGCGTTCAGGTAGGCTTGGTTGTTGTTGGCGTAGCCGTTGCTCATGCCGCCGTACACGTTGCTCATGCCCGCGTAGGCTTGGCTGTAGGCGTTGTTCACGTTGATTTGCGGCATGTTATAGACCGGCGCACCCATGTAGCTGGCGTTGAGGCCAGGGATACCCAGTTGCTGCGCGGCCCCGCTGCCCACCTGCCCGTTGTAGATCCCGCTGCCCACGCTCAGTGGCGATTGATAGTTGTTCGCACTGCGGGTGTCGTAGCCGCTGTAGCCGCTGCCAATCTGGACTGGCGCGTTGGCCATGGCGGACTGGATAGCGCGGTCGTACACCGTGCTGGTTCCTGGCTGGTAGAAGGCGGCATTGGTCTGCGGGCTCATATACTGGCCTGCACTGGTCAGCTGCTTGTCGTAGATGGCAGAGCGAACCTGCGGCGCTTGGTTCAGATACTGGAGTGGCTGCAAGAAGGCTTGCATCGTCTCGTTGACGAGGTTGCCACGGCGCTCGAAGGTGGCCCGCTCGTTACCGGCGTTCAGCTCGTTGAGACCCTGCACTTGGGCCAATGCCTCGTTGTACGAACGGGTCTGTGCTTCGATGTAGCTGGCGGCTGCCTGCTGGGCCACGGCGGCGCGGCTCATGTCGGCAGCCGTGGACACATCCATACCGGACGCAATCAGGCGGGCCTCGTTCTGGCTGCTCACCCGATCCACGGCGCGATCCGCCAGCTCGGTGTACTTGCTGGCCAAGACGGCTTGACGCTGGGCCACATCCGCATCACCGAACCGGCGCACCTCTGCCGGTGTCCCCATGTTGGTCAGGAGGTCTTGCACTCGCTGGGTGCCCGACTGGGCTTGGGTCAGGTAGAGGTTACGCAGCTGCTGATCGATGGCCCGTTCTTCCATGGCCAAGGCCTGGTTCTGGCGCAGGGTGTCGATGTCGAAATCGCGCTCGTCCCCGAGGATGCCTTGCACCCGCTTGATCTCGGCAATCTCGTCCGCTCGCTGCTGGAGCAATTGTTGCTGGGCTTTATACAGCTCGGAGCGGTCGAAGGCGGCATCGGCCTTCTTGTCCGCGCTGGCCTGCTCGAACTGCTTGATGTCAAACTGCCGCTCCATGTCGGCAATCTGCTTGGCCCAATTGAACTGGTCGATGGCATAGCCGCGCTCGTCATAGGCCATGCCGTCCAGATACCGCTGACGATCCTGGGAGTATTGGGCTTCCTGCTGGGCGATCTGCTGGGCTCGCATCAGCTCCAGCATGGCTTGCTCGCGCTCCTTCTGGGCCATGCTCTGGTTGCCAAGCAGCTGCTGCATCTGGAACTGCCGATCCTGCTGGGCCAAGTAGTCATACTCGGCCTGCCGGTCGTACATGTACTGCTGTTGCTGGTACTGGTTGCCCATCAGCTCGCGCTGGAGACCGAGATTCTGATAGTAGTTGTCGAGGGTCAGTTGCTGATTGAACAGCCCCTGATCCCACGCCTTCTGGTTCCACTGCTCCTGGCGTTGCTGCTCCTGGTAGGCAGCATTAAGCCTCCCGCTTTCTACGCCAAGCTGGGCCATCTGGGCTTGATATTGCAACTGGGCCTGATACTGGGCCTGCTTGGCTGCCGAGTTGGAACTCAGCATTGAACTGGCGAGTGAAGCCCCCGCCATGGCAACCATTCCCCACATGCTTCCTCCTTACACCAGACCCATGGCCGCCGCGAAGGACGAAGCGCCGCCGTACATTTCTTTCTCTTTGCGCTGTTGGAGCAGGGCGAGGTATTCGGCCTCGGTCAGCGGTAGGCCATTGGCACCTGTGCCAAAGGTCGGCTTGTTCTGCTGCTGGTTCTGCTGGTTGACCCAGTTGGCTTCACCCTGCTGGGCGGCCTGTGATTTCTGGAGGTCGGTCTCAATGCGCTGGCGTTCGCCAGTTAGGCGCTTGGTCATGGCGTCCAGCTCGTCCATGGCTTGCTGGGCGTTGTATAACTCGATGGTCGCTTTGATGTCGTCCATGCTGCCCTTCTCGCCATCGAGGTTGCCGAGGTTGTAGTAGCTGGTCTCGTTCATGCGCTTGAGCATCGCTTGCGCCTGCTTCTCAATCTCGCCACGCTTGGTCGATAGCTGGGTCAACTTGTCGTTCACCGAGGTGATCGCATCGTTGTAGCCCTTGCTCATGGAGGTGATGTCGTTGCCCGAATACATCGACAGGCTGGAGAGGTGCTTACTGAGATCTGTCAGGTAGCTCTTGAGGTCGGCCTCGTTCTGGATCGGCGCGTCCTTGACCTTGCCTTGCAGGCCACTCAGGGTGGTGTTGATGGTGTCCAACTCGCCTTGGCGCTTGGTCTGCATCCCCGTGATCTCGCCAAGCAACGCGGAATAGCCCTTGTCGCTGGCCAGCTTGTCGAGGGAACCCTGGGCCTTGGTCAGGGCGTCAGCCCCGTCATAACCCATGGTGGTGGCTCGCTCTTGCAGCTTGGCCAACTCGCTACGCCAATCACCGGCCAACTGCTGGCGTTCGGCAATCTGCTGACGCAGGTTGTTCAGCGCGGTCAGGTCGCGGTAGTTGGCCCCGTCCACGCTGGTATCCATGCCAATCAGGCCGCGCTCGGCCTCCTTGGCTTGCGCCTGCATCTGGGCTAACTCGTTCTCCAGCTTGGCCAAGGCTTGGGTGCGCTTGTTGCTCAAGCCTTCAAGGTCGCTTTGCTCGCGCCCCAGCTGGTTCATCAGGGTGCCCATCTGCGGGTTCAACTCGGACTTGAAGCCAGCCAGCTGGTCGGCCAGGGAGCTGTAGCGTTTACGCAGCGCATCGATCTTGCTGGCATCGTTGATACCGGCGGTGTCGATGTCGTTGGAGAGGCCACCGATGTCGAGCCCGAACTGCTTCTGGAAGTCATCGACTCGTTTCTGTTCGGTGGTGCGCTTGTTGCCAAGGTCGGTGAGCTGGCCACGCAACTGCCCCAAGGTGGCGTTCTGGTTGTCCCACTTCACCCCGAGTTCGGAGTTAAAGCGGCCCATCTGCTGCTGGAGGGTGTCAAGGTAACGGCCATAGTTGCCCATTGCCTTGTCGTCTGCGATCCCGAGGCCCCCGATAGCGTTCTGGTACTGGTCAAGCTGGCCGGTAATGGCGTCCTGGTAAGACTTCACCCGCTGACTCTCCATGTCATAGGCGCTCTTGTAGCCTGCTAACTCGGTCTGGATGCGTTGCAGCATCTGGGCCTGCTGGCCGCCGTTGTAGTGTTCATAGCTGGACTTGAATCCGTCGGCTTGGCTGCGGTAGTCCTCGAACTGCTTGGCCGCGGCCTTGTAAACCTTGTCGTACTCGGCCAGCCCCGCATTGCTCAACTTGCCGTAGAGGCTGTTGAGGTTGCCGGTCATCTGCTGCTGGAAGTTGCTGACCCGTGCGGCTTCGGTCTCGCGGTCTTTCTCCAGCTTGGTGATCTGGCCCAGCAGGGATGAATAGCCACCCTTGATGGAACTGCTGTAGTCACTCACGCTCTGGCCGTTGTACTCGTAGCCAAGGTTGTTTGACTTCAAGAAGTTGTAGTAGTCATTGTTGATGCTGCCGAGACCTTGCTGGGACTGTTGCAGCTTGCGCTTGAGGCTGGCCCCGAGGTCATCCACGTTGTTCATGTTCAGGCCAAAGACCTGTTCCTCCAGCTGATTGAAGTTGCTGCCCCAGCCAGCCAAGGTGCTGTTGATGCTGCTCTTGTCCTGCGCAATCCGCTGATCAAACTGGCCCAACTTGTTGTTGGCCTGCTGGAACATGGCGTTCAGCTGGTTGAGGTAGTCGTTGCCTTGGTAGTTGGCCAGGGTGGGGGTGTCCACGGTCAGAGGGCGGTCATAGCCCTGAATGGTCGGGGCAAAGTTCACCTGCTGGACTTGTCCCTTCCAGTTGCTCAGCGTGTCGAAGTTCTTGAGCAGGCTCTGATAGCCTTGGGCAAACTCGTTGGTGTCCCAGACGCCGGTCTGACCCAACCACGCATTCGCGCCACCAGTGTACTGGCCGCCCGTCATGTTCTTGATGGTGTAGGTGGTGTCATGGGCAGCGGAGGCAGCCTGCTCGTTGAGGGCGGCAAGTTCTCTATCAATGTCCTGGATCTCGGCGGACACACCTTGACCATTGGCACGGCTCAATCGGTCACGTGTGGCCTTCAGCGAATCACGCTGGCTCTGCATGTCCGGCGACCAGCCATCAAAACGCCCCCCTGCATAGGTGGCGTCCTGCCAGCCGGTTGGCGTCCAGAATTTGCTGGCGTCGCTCGCTTGGGTGTTGATGGCCTTGAGGTAGTCGTTATAGCCCCAGCCGGACAGGCTATTGAGGTAGTCACGTCCTTGCGCGAAGGCGCTATTTGCAGCGTTGTTGAGGCTATTGATCTGGGTGTTGTACTGGTTTGCCTGATCCTGCCGCTTCTTGTTCTCGGTATTGACCAGATGTTGGTTCTGGCTGGAGTAGTCCGGTACGCTTGGTGAACTGTGGCCGCCCATGATGCCCCCTTATTCGTATGCGTAAAGCGCCCCAAAGGGGGCAAAGCCGACTCGCTTCATCAAGCGGTCGTACACTCGGCTGTTTGTCACTCTTGCCCCATTGGCCAAGGTGATGCGGTCTGCCCCGTTGGCCTCGGCCCATGCCACGTAATGGGCAATCATCTGGCTCGCTGCGTCATTGCGGCCCCGACACTCGGGGCGCACGTAGAGCGACAGGTCGTGGGCGATCTGGATGTCGGTGGCGAAGTGGTTGACGATGTAAGCACCCATGAAGCCGACCGGCTCTTGCTCGTCCATGGCAATCAGGCCGAGGTAGTAGTCGGGTTCATAGACGGTGGCGAGCAGGGTGTTGACCATGCGCTGATAGCTAAACCGGCCATAGAGACCGGTTTCGTTGACAAGGTTTTCGGCCATCTTGGCCACAAGCGGGGCGTCTGCCTCCACCATGTTGCGGATGGTGATCATGCGTTGATGACCTCCGCCACGATGGTGATCTCCAGCTTGTTGGCGGCGTTGGCGTTCTCCACCTCAAAGCCGATCCCGATACTGGTAGCGATGGCATCCACGCTGACCGGCGACCCCAGCGGGAACTCGGACGGCGTAGAGCTGGCGGTGAAGGTGCTGCCAGTCTTGACGCCGCCTACGGTCAGGGTGACGGAGGCCGTGCCGGACTCGGTACGCAGCGAAACGGCAATCAAGCGCAGCTTCTGCTTGAACGGGCGAACCACGGTGTACTTGCCGTTGGTGATCCCCGCGCCACTGGCGTAGTAGAAGGATTGGGTGGTCAGCACTTCGGGCATCTGGGTCTTGATCAGGCGCCCCTGGTTGTCCAGACCCGCCACGCCGTTGGATGCGCCGATCCGGTTGATGGAGAGGTAGCCGGAAAGGTCGATGTTGCCCCATTCCAGACCGGTGCCGGTTGGAGAGACGCGCAAGATCTGGTTGATGTTGCCGGTGCCAAAGGGCGGCAGGCGATTCTCTGGGTTGATCTGCACCCACGCCAGTCCGTTGTAGTAGAACAGCGCCGGAGAGGCCAAGGCGGTGTTGAGCCAGAAGCTCGGGGTCACGGGGTTATTCGGCTGGGACGCATTCACGTAGATGCGGGCGCGAGCCTCCAGTGAGGGGAGCAGGCTATCGACCTTGCTCTGCGGGATCTGGTCGTTGCTGATGGCCAGGCGGTGGAAGGCAATCAGACCGCTTTGCGGGTCAACGTAGTCCTTTTCCATCATGAAGCCCGCAACCGTCTGGCTCAGGCTGTTCTCGAACTTGACGATGGAGAGCCGATTGCCCGCCGTGACCGGCTGCATCATGGAGAGGGTGGAGGTGTCGGGGCTGGCTACGTAGTCAAAGCTGCCCCCCTCACGCAGCAACACCCCGTTCTTGTAAACGTTGATGTCGCTCTTGTTCTTGTGATTGATAGGGAAGATGACCTGCGCCGTGGTGACGTCAAAGTCCACGCGGCTGTAGCTGTTCATCGCCTCGGTGCGGATCTTGAAGGCGGTCACAAGGTCGGTGGTCAGCAGCGGGGTATTCAGCTCGATGCGACCGGCGACCCCAGCATTGGGGTTGCCAAGGTAGTCGTAAGCCACGCCCTCACGCTGGAGGATGCCGTTCTTGAACACCATCAGGGTTTCCCCTTCACGGTGGGCGTAGTCGAGGAAGGTCGCGCCTGCCTTCTGGGTGTAGTCCACGCGGCCATAGAAGACCGGCGCGGTCAGCTCACCGATGTTGAGACCGGCAGGGCCACGTACTTCGGACAAGGTGGCGATGTTGCGCCAGCCCTCGTCCTCGTCCAGGTAGTCACCTACGCGGTACTGCAGGCCGTATTCGGGGTCGAGGCGCATTTCGATAGGCGCAGAGAGTTCGCCCTGTTCATCGAACAGGACGCGCAGCAACTCGGCCAAGGTCTTGTTACCCAGCTCGGCGGCGTTGAGGTAGCGGATGATCTGCTCGAAGTCCCCATTGATGGCCGAGTTGGTCAGGTAGGCCAAGGGGTACAGCTGGCGGATGCGGGGCATGATTACTCCTTGCGCGTCATAATGGCGAACCCGTTCAGGCGGGTGGCCTGCTCGGCTTCGATTTCAAACTCCAGCTGGATGCCCCGATAACGCACTTCAAAGCGCAGCTCGTAGCTGTCTGTGAGCGGGGCAGTCGAGAAACTGCCGTTGTCGATGGCGCTGATCTCCAGCCGTTGCGCATACAGCTCAATGCCTGCCTCGTTGCGGGCGCGGATGGTGATATTGCCGCCCCCTGTGGCTTGCACCAGCAGGCTGTACGCCGACTTGGTTCGGGTCATTGTCCCGTTCCACAAGATGGGGGTCGTCACCCTTGCCACGGGGTAACTCACGCGGGTGTCTTGCTGGCTTTCGTTGTTGAGGGCGCGGGTAAACCGCTTGGCTTTGAAGATGCCGGAGCGGGTGCCCAGCATCAGCTGACCGCCAAGGGAGTCGGCGCAACGGGCATAGAGGAAGTCGCCGGTATTCCAGCGGGGCTTGGTGCTCTCTTCATCGACCGGCATGGTCATGGAGAGGCGCAGCGTGCGCAGGTTGTCACGCTGCACAAAGAAGATGTGGTATTGCCCTTCGTCCTGATCCCAGACTGCGCTTATCTCCTGCGGGGTTGCCACCGAATCGAACAGGGAGCGGTAAAGGCTCTCCACGTCTTCTGACATCGGGTAGCTGTAAACCATGATCCCGTTCTCGGCAGAGCGGCGTATGGAGTGGACGCCAAAGCGCGAGCAGAACAGCACATCGTTGCCCGCGTTGGCGATGGAGTTGTGACTCACACAGCCCACGTTCACGTTGGCGCGGTCATCAAGCCCCCAGTCCTCGATCCCTGGGCTGGTCACATAGATAAACGTCCGGTCGTGGGTGAACACCAACAGCCGGTTTTGCTCGAAGGTGGCGAGGCCGGTGATGATGTCGGCGGTGCCAAGCAGGTTGGCGATGTCTACCTTGCCGGCCTTGAGGACGCTGGTGCTCTTGGGGTCTTCCTCGGCGGGGAAGATGGCGTGGTTGTCCACGCGGGAAATGTAGAGGCTGGTCTCGTCCCCCACGCAACCGGCCAACACCAGACGGCGTGAGATACTGACGCCAAAAGCGGGGCCAAGGGTGCGCATCGAGGGGGCCGGAAACTCGCGCCATGTCATGCCGTCAAACTCACGCGGGATGCTCGCGTATGCGTAGAAGCCCACCTTGCGGTTGAAGATGGTGCTGGTCAGCACGGCAGGCCGAACGAACAGGAAGTCGGTCGCATCGCCTCGACTGCTACGCAGACGGGTGCCCCCATCCATGCGCTCGGCCCAACATAGGGTGTTGAAGTCGTAGTGACGCAGGTGGGAGACGTTGCTCGCGTCAAGCGCCTTGTAGGCTCCATTGTCCAGGGTTATCTGGCCGTTCTTGTCACAGAAGGCATTGTGCAAGCCAACGAGGGGTTGGTTCTCCCCCACGTCCATGGAGGTGGGGTCGAGCTTGGTATCCAGTCCGCTGAATTTGAAGTAGGGATGGGTATCAAGCTGGAGGCTGGGATCGGAGTTGAGCAGGCTCATCACTCATTCTCCAGTTGGGAGCCACCATCAACCGGACGCACTTCGATTGGCCCATTGCCAATGGTGAGGCGGGACAAGATGCGGTTCATGGTGAGGTAGAACTTGGCGCGGTAGGTGCCTGCCTTCTGGCTGTTCTGCTGCTCGGCGTAGAGGTAGAGCACACCTGCGATGACGATGGCATCCGCGATGGGGCGCACGTCTTCGGTGTGGATGTAGTAGGGCGTGACCGTCTTGGTGTAGGGGTGCATGTTCACCTCTTCCACCACTTCGTTGGCCATTTCGAGCAACATGGCCTGCGTCTCGGGATAGGCTGCGCCCGCGCTCACATCACCATAGCGGCGCAATGCACAGCGCAATAATGAACTGAGGGGCGAATAGTCTCGCCCCCCTGCCACATGCGTATTGACTGCCTCAGCGGTGCCAAAGGGCTTATTGTTGCGGCTCATAGTCGTACTTCTCCAGTCGGCCCTGTCTAAAGAACAGGTGGCGTTCAAACCGCTCGGTGTCTGCCTGCTTCACGCGAAAGATCAGGCGGCGGTCGTTGTCGTAGCCAAAGGGCAACCAGCTGTCGCCACTGGCGCACGGGATGGAGAAAGAGGTCTCTACCGGTAACGGGGTGCGGTAGTAACTAAAGGATTCGGTTTCAACGGGCTTGCGGGGGCGGGCCGGTTTCTCTTGGTCAGTCATGGGAACCTCCATAGAAAAAGGGCTGGCCGAAGCCAACCCCAGTGATCACACGCGCTTTTGCCAGTTGCGAATGACGGTGTGCACCTTGTCTTGCAGCAGCTCCAGACCACATTCGGTCAGGTACTCATGCTTTTTCAGGTCTTCGTCATTGCCTTGACGGTCTTTGAGCAGCTGGGTATCGCGCCCGTCCATGTACCGGTATTTCAGGTATGGGAAGTCCACGATCACCATGCAGTCGTCCATCTCGCGGATCTGGCGGAACTGCGGGTGCAGATGCACCAGGAGGTCGCCCGCGAAGGTGGCGTATTTGGTGAACTTGACGCCGTAAGCGCCAGACACCTGCTCCGGTTGCCAGCGGTCTTTGGCCATGGCTTGCAGTTGGGCCGCCACGGTCGCCCCCACGAAGGCCACCTTCTGGTTGGAGCCGTATGCGAACACGGTCTTGATCAGCAGGCTGTCGAACTCTTCTTCGGTGATGCGGTTCGCCACGGTGTTGGTGGCCGCATCGACCTGGGTGCCGATGCTGGACAACAGGCCGCCCGTGTAGCGGGTCGGGGTGGCGGTGCTCGGGTTGACGATGTACTTCTTGCCGAAGAACATGGCCCGCTCGATGTCACTCATGTGCATCTTGAGCGCCTTCGCCGCGTTCTCCTGTTCTTTATCGCCCAAACGCAGGCGAGTGTGCTTCAAGGTCTCAGTGACCGCGAAGGAGGTACGGAAGATCTGGGTGTAGTTAAACACGCGGGTCGGGTCGAAGCTGATCGGGCTGGGCGATCTGTCGCCTTCCGCCGCCGCGTAGCCAGCCACGATGATTTCATCGCCGTTGGCAATGGCGAAGTTGGTGCCACTGATGTTGCGGGTCACGTTCACGGTGCCCACGGCGGGGTTGGCGTCAGCCGTCAGCTGCATGACTTCGCCGGTCACGGTGTTGACCAGCAGCGCACCCTTGACGCAGAAGGCCAGGGTATCGGTGACGGTGACAGAAACCGCAGTCACACCGGCAGCGGCAGCCGCAGAGGCAGCCAGACGGCGCTCCGGCATTTCGTCACGGAAGTTATGGTATTGCGGGTCGTCCGTGGACTCACTGCCGGTCATCGCCAGCAGGGCGTTCAATGGGGCAGTACCGTTAGGCTCCAGCATGGTGAAGGCTTCACGGTAGTTCTGGGGGCGGAAGTGCTGGTCAAACTCGCCAGTCCCGCGCAGACCGAGGATTGCAGGCATGATGATGCTCCTGAAAACTGAATGCTTGTGTTTGGGTTCTGGTGTCAGCGGAATGGTCAACGCTGGCGAGCGAGCAAAAGAAAAGGAGCCGTAGCGCCATTGCTCGGCTCCTTTATATCGGGCAACTAGATTGCTTTCGTCCTAGTCAAACGGTTTTTTAGATTAACCGCGTCTTGATTTGATGAAGCCGGTCAGGGCGTCCAAGTCGGGGTTGCTTGCGGCGGTGGCGCCACCTCCCAGGGCAGCTTGGTCGGTAGAGCCGGTGTAGGCTTGACGGCGCTGGGAGATCTCCTTGAGCCGTGTCATTTCGCCAGACTCCATGGAGTTTTTGAAGTCGGTGGCAACCTTGATGGCCAAGGCGGGATCGATGAAGTCTTCCAGTGAATAGCCGCGCTCTGCCGAGAAGCTCATAAAGTCGTTGGCTGTTTCATCAGGGAGGCCAAGCTGTTGCTGCACTCGGTTGAGGTTGTTGGCAATCGCATCCCGCAGATTCATGCCACCCTGTTGCTGGGCTTGGCTGTTCACCTCGGCAGCCGCTCGCAGCTGGCCGTTTTGACCGGCGATCAGTTGCTGCATCATCTGCTGCATCTGGGTCATGCCGGTGGCCATCTGGCGTTGCTGGGCCAGCATGTCCTTATACATCGGCGGCAGACTGGCGGCGTTCTGGTCTTCCCACGCCTTCAGCTGGGAGTCAAAGTCGGGGTCAGCCCCTTGGTTGGGTGGCGCACCTACCTTGTTCGGGTGCTCATCCTTGCCACCGAATTGGGTGTTCTTCTCTTTGGCCTTGGCCATCAGCTCCTGCATGTGACCCAGAAACTGATCCTGGCTCATCCCGAGGTCTTGCATCGCCTGAGTGGCCGCATCGAGCAGGGGCTTTGATTGCATCTGCTGATAGTTCAGGTTCTTGTACCTGTCCATCATGCCGAGGATCTGGCTCTCTGTGAGTTGGCGCTTCTGGCCGTTCCCCACGTTCAGCTCGAACACGGCGGCGGATTGCTGCTGCTGTTCACCTTCGGTCTTGGGGGCCAGCTGCTCCATTACCTTCTCTTGCCTGGTTGGCTCTTGGGAGGCTTGCGGCTTTTGCTGCGGCTCGCCTCGCGCCATGTTGGCCATCGCGTCGAGGGCGGATTGCTGTTCTTCGGGGGATTGAGGGGTTGCCATGATACGTGCTCCTTGTTGCCCAGCCGTAGCGGGGATGGACGCACCTTAAAGCCGTGATGGTTTCTTATCGTCCTTGATAAGCAGTGACGCCATGGCCTGCTGGTTCTCGGCGGCCAACTTGAGTTTGGTAGGCAGGGTCAGCATGTTCTGCGCCGCCCAGATGGCACCACGACGAAAGTGCATTTCGGCCTCGCTCATGTTGGGCGTGGCGCCAAGCGAGAGGGCCGCCCGCATCACATCTTCCTTGAGGACGGTCTCGGCCACAGGCCAGCTTTTCACCAGGGAGTCGATGGCGCGGATCTGATCGTTGGTCAGGGTCATTTGTGTTTCTCGGCTTTAAGGAGTTCGATGCTGCGGCGCACTTCCACATAGAGGGCTTGTTGCTGCTCCATCTGGTAGCGCATCAGTTCTGTTGTGCGGGCCAAGTCAGTGCTCGCTTTCGATAGGTTCTCGGTGGCCTGCTGGGTGCCGCTGATCTCGTTGGTGATGTACTCCAGTCGTGCCTCTATCACGCTGATACGCTCACCTGCGCGGTAAGCAAACGCCGTGACGGCCACAATGCCTGCGGTGACAAGGCCAATCAGCCCGCTCAGGAAGTTGTTGGTCATAGCATTCTCTCGATGGTCAGTGTGTGCTCACCGTCGTTGTGCAAGCCAAGCAGGTCATTGAGGTGGTAGAGGGCGCGGCGGCTTTCGCGCACCCCCCAACCGGAGCGATGCCAGCCAATACCAGGGGCAATGCAGCCCTCCAGTTCGGTGGGGAAGTTAGCGGCGTGAATGAGGATGCGGGTTCGTTTGCTTGGGCCGTGGAGAGTCACGTCAAGCGCTGGGTTTTCGAGGCCATAGCAGAGGCCAAACTTGGGGGAGATATGCGGGATCAGGCGGTATTCACCAGCAGGGACGCACGATACTCGGGGCGTGTTGTTCAGCCACTCACGTTCGCAGGTGTAAGCGACCACTTGCCCGCTGAGGAGGAATTTGCCGAAGCTGCCGATGCCATCAATGTTGTGGGTGCGAAGTGTGAGGTGCATGAAAATGGCCCCGCTGGTTGGTGGGGCCATTATTTATGCGGTGTTCTTACAGGGTCGTCCCTGTTGACGCAATCTGGCGTTCAAGAAAGAGGCCAGGGAAACGCGCCGCACTGAGTCGAACGCCAGATTGCGCGCAGATTATTGACAGCTTCATTGGTAAGCGCAAGCGTTTTACAGATGTTGCCTATGGGCAGAAGCATTTACAACCTTGTCGTACCAAGGAACATGGGAATAAAGGCTAAACACGCCAAGTGATGACGTAGGGTGACGTCATTAATGCTGGTCTCATATTGCGGACAAGTTTGTCGAAGCTAGGGAAGGTGCGAACAAGTCATATGGCGCAAAAGCGCCACTTTATAGTCCATTGATATTAAGTTGATAACGTTTTAATTTTTTTATGGGTAACTTGTTAGCAACTTGCCTTGAGATTTTGGTGGAATTAACCATTCACGAGATGGCGACAGTTCATGAGGGTGGTACGGTCGGAAATGGGTTGGTCGAATGAGAACTTGGCAAGCGGGCGCATGAAGGGAGTCCTCATTAGTCACAGCGAGGTAGAACAAGGTTTAAATATGATATAAAAATAGATGAGGCAGGAATTATCCCACCTCATCCAACCCTAGTTTGATACGTTAATTCTTAATGTAACTATTATGGTGTAATTATGGCTGCGAATGTACCCGGGCCGCTATATATGGTCTGCACATTGGTGAGTTGGGCCTGCACGGCACTGCTGTCACCACCACCCCCACTCGCCCCCCATGTCACGACTGTTCCATCCTGCTTGAGGGCAGCAAAAGCAGACACAGTTGAGAAAATGGTCTGCACATTGGTGAGGTCCACGCCACTACTGTCACCGCCTTTGGTCGCTTCCCCCCACGTCACGACTGTCCCATCCAGCTTGAGGGCTGCAAAAGCAGTCCCAGCTGAGAAAATGGTCTGCACATTGGTGAGATCCACGGCACTGCTGTTACCACCATTGGTAGCACTCCCCCACGTCACGGCTGTCCCATCCTTTTTTAAGGCAGCAAAAGCAACTTCATTTGAGAAAATAGTCTGCACATTGGTGAGTTCCACGCCACTGCTGTCACCGCCCAAGGCTGCAAACCCCCACGCCACGGCTGTCCCATCTTGCTTGAGGGCAGCAAAAGCAACCCCAGTTGAGAAAATGGTCTGCACATTGGTGAGTTGGGCCTGCACGGCACTGCTGTCACCACCACTCCCACTCGCCCCCCACGTTACGACTGTCCCATCCCGCTTGAGGGCTGCCCAAGCAGTATTATTTGAGACAATGGTCTGCACATCGGTGAGATCCACGCCACTGCTGTTACCGCCATAGTTGGCATCCCCCCACGTCACGACTGTCCCATCCCGTTTGAGGGCTGCAAAAGCAGAGTTACCTGAGTAAATGGTCTGCACCTTGGTGAGATCCACGGCACTGCTGTCACCGCCATAGTTGACATGCCCCCACGTCACCACAGTTCCATCCTGCTTGAGTGCAGCAAAAGCCTGGTTAGATGAGAAAAGGGTCTGCACATTGGTGAGCTGGCCCTGCACGGCATTGCTGTTACCGCCATAGTTGGCATCCCCCCACGTCACCACAGTCCCATCCTGCTTGAGGGCAGCAAAAGCACGCTGAGTTGAGGCAATGGTCTGCACATTGGTGAGATCCACGGCACTGCTGTCACCGCCATTGATAGCATCCCCCCACGTCACCACAGTCCCATCCTGCCTGAGGGCTGCTAAAGCATAGTAAGTTGAGAAAAGGGTCTGCACATTGGTGAGCTGGCCCTGCACGGCACTGCTGTCGCCACCAGCGGTGGGATTCCCCCACGTCACGGCTGTCCCCAGGTTTGTCACTGTCAAACTGCCGAACACACTGATGTTATCAAGGAGAGCGGTGACTGTGGTACTGCCCGCCGTGACGCCTGTTGCAACTCCTGCTGCGCTAACGGTGGCAATCGTCTGAGCACTGCTGCTCCAGGCAACCAGGTCAGTGACATCCAGGGTGCTACCGTCGCTATAAGTCCCTTGAGTGCGATAACTCTGGGTCGAGCCTCTAGGGATAGTCGCACTCGGCGGCGAGATGGTGAGCCCGGTCAGCACAGCCGCTGTGACGGTCAAGCTGGCAGTGTCACTTTGTCCATTCAACAGGGCTGTTACCTTGATACTGCCTACGGTCACGCCAGTGGCAACGCCTATGGCGCTGATGCTGGCGACAGCAGGCGCGCTGCTGCTCCAGTCAACCTGGTCAGTGACATCCAGGGTGCTACCGTCGCTAAACGTCCCCTGAGCGCTGTAACTCTGGGTCAAGCCTTTCGGGATAGTCGCACTCGGCGGCGTGATGGTTAACCCGGTCAACACAGCCGCAGTGACGGTCAAGCTGGTAGTGGCACGTTGTCCATTCAGCTGGGCTGTTACCGTGGTATTGCCTGCGGTCAGGCCCGTGGCCACCCCTGCGGCGCTGATGCTGGCGACAGCAGGAGCACTGCTGTTCCAAGCAACCAGGTCAGTGACATCCAGGGCGCTACCGTTGTTAAACGTTCCCTGAGCACTGTAACGCTGGGTCAAGCCTTTCGGGATAGTCGCACCCGGCGGCGTGATGGTGAGCCCGGTCAGCACAACTGCTGTGACCGTCAAGTTGGCGCTGGCACTTTGTCCATTCAACTGGGCTGTTACCGTGGAGCTGCCCACGGTCAGGCCCGTGGCCACCCCTGCGGCGCTGATGCTGGCGACAGCAGGCGCACTGCTGCTCCAGGTAACCAGCTTAGTGACATCCAGGGTGGTACCGTTGCTATACATCCCTTGAGCGCGATAACCCTGGGTCAAGCCTGTCGGGATAGTCGCACTCGGCGGCGTGACCGTCAGTGCGGTCAATGTAATATCAGAAATATCCAATGTTCGCTCACCAATCAGATTATCTAATGAAGCAATAATTTGTACGCTACCCACCGCGACTGTCGAAACCACCCCGGTTGCCGAAATCGTTGCATTGGCATTAGAAACAGACCATTTGACGCCGTCTGTTGTCACTTTTGTGGAGCCATCACAGTAGGTCAGCGTTGCTTCATACTGCTCGCTCACGCCAACAGGAAGTTCATCACTACTCATCCCTTGGAGTAATGGTTGTTGTGGGGCAACCTGAATAGAAACAATGCGGTCACAGGCTTCTGGTTGAGCAGGTAATCCGCTACCCCCCCCACAACCAGTGAGTATCAGCACACCTGCACTAATTAAAAAACGTATAATTGATGTCATTTTAATGAACTCTTAAACTATTAATAGTTGATTAGTCTTCGGACGCTTATCTTGCCTTCATATGGAGCACTACGTTCTGGTGCGCCCAGCGATTGTACGTCGCCTTTATTTGCCCGAAATAATCATGGCCAGCCTTAAATGAGATGTGGGGAGCTAGAATGTATCCAGCATAAATACCCGCGCCCAGCTCATTGTTCTCACAAGTAAGCCTAGATGGTTCACAGGCATTATGGGCATGAACCCATCCCGATTTCACGCCGATGTAAAATGGCTGTGGTTCCGCGTGCACTTCTGGGATAAATACCATGGCGGCCATGCACACAAAGGGATTTTCCTTATCATAAATTATCACCTTATTCAAGCTTGCTGGCTTGTTTTATACAAAGTATATTGACATCCTTAACAGTTCAAACCTCACCGGAAGAGGCGAAATTAAAAAGGGAGTCAATAGGTCCACTTCTGATCTTTTGCTCAATAATCATACCAGTAGCGCAGAGTTGCTGAATATAAATTTTTTCACTCAGTTTTTGTGCCTAAAGTCAGGCATTTCCGATATATGCCGCTGCACTGAAACGAAATGATGGGCTATTTAATAGGAAAAATAGCGTTTAGCCAGTGAAAAGTTCTTTTATTCATAGGTGGTCTCCCCCGTTTGCCAAGCGAAATATTCTGTGGTGGCTTGACACAGATCATAGATTACAGCCATATATCCGAACTGAGGGGGGGCAAACAAGTCCCGGATGTGAGGTGATTAGCTCCACTTGGTATCATGAATGAGGTTCAGCATGAGTCACCAGCTCACCTATCACGGATAGCGAGTTCAATGGTAAACACCGCAAAGAGATATTCTTGACCCTCATGGACGCTTTGCTCCCATGGGCCAGAATGCTCGGTCTCATCGAACCTATCTACCACAAAAGGCAATCAGTGGTATGTCGGTATGAAGGCCCAGATCGGCGTCGATGCCAAAAGTGGGCTGACTCACATTCTGGAAACCACGTCAGCCAACGAGCACGACCTCAATCAGGTGGGCAACCTGCTCCATGGCAAGGAAGCGTTTGTGTTCGCCGATGCGGGATATCAGGGGGCAGAAAACCGTGAAGCGCTGTCACGTGAAGGCTGAGTGGGCGATTGCGATGCGCCCCGGCAAACTCGAGGAGATCAAGGGGCTCAAAAAGCGCCTCCATCAAAACAAGGCGGTGATTGCATTTGAGAAGCTCAAATCCAGCATTCGCGCCAAGGTGGATCACCCGTTCCGGCTCATCAAATACCAGTTTGGCTTTGTGAAAACGTGGTACAAGGGGCTCCGAAAGAACGCCAACCAATTGGCGATATTATTCACGCTGACGAACTTGTTTCGAGTGGACCAGATGATACGGGCATGGGATAGCTGCGCCCAAAATACGAGGTAAGCCTCGAAAATAGGGAGGACCGTGGGCTAAAAAGCTGTATTTTGGAGGGAATGGGACGGATACATGGAATAATGAAAACTTAAAATGTGGGCAGTCACTCATGATGGCGGTCCGACCAACTTGATCGCACTCTCCCCAACCATGGATTCGATTTGCGGTTCGAACTATTGAGCCTGCGTACCCAATATAATGTAATGAATCGCTTATTTATCATTACTCACGCCACCAAAGAAAAATGAAATCACGCTGTTGCGCTCGTTCAGGAGTGCGCCGATCACCACGCCAATGAGGTTGGAGATCAGCGCGACCAGCTCGGCCCTGTCGCCAAGCAGGGAAAGCGCGGCGAAGTTGGCGGCGACCAGAATGAGGATCAGCAGCAGGCTGCGATTCATGATGCTGGTGGCAATCAGGTCGGCAGTGCCTGACTGTTTGGTGTAGGTCTCCCGCGCATGCTGGCGGTCGTTGAGGTAGAGCTGATCGCGGGCTTGCTGGAGCTTGAGGACGTCAAGGCGAAACTCGTTGCCGAGGGTCTTGTCGTTGATGAGTGCATCGGCGGCGTACTCGTCCTCTTCGGTCTTGGTGATCTGCTTGGCGACATCGAGCAGATCGCGGGCGGCTTCTTCGGCTTTGTCGCCCTTGAGCCAGCCAATGGCTTCGGGGAGGTAGCGGCCAGCAAGGCCAAGGGCAAGGGGAACGATGGAGGGCAACATGGCGGTCTCCTGGTGGGGGCTTGTTGCCATGTTGCCGCTTGGGGGGAGCCCAGTCGTCCCATTAGGGCGGATAAAAGGTGATGGGCATTGCGGCACCCACTCTCGCGTCAAACCAGCTATAGGTACTCAAGCCGGTGTTGAAGAACCGGTTGCCGGAACCGGCGGCGATACTTAACACCCCAAGCCCCGCGATCTCCAAGCGAAATGCTGGCGAGTAGTTCGATCCCGTGCTCACCGAGATGTGAGTGGGGTAAGCCGATTGCACCGCAATGTACGTTATCGCTACGCCAACTTGGGCGGGCGTGGTGTTCGTCAGTGAGCCTTTCCCTGTTGTACTGTCATACCCCACAATCATGTTGCCAGCCGGAATACCCGATGCCCATTTCACCGTTGTCAGGGTGGTGGACGTTGAGGCGCTCCGTCCCGCCAAGTCTCCCGCATTACGGGGGGCAGGGATGCCTGACTTGCTCAGGGTATCGCTTGTCCAACCATTGCTGCTGTACTCGGCCTTGGCGCTGGAGAGCCAAAAGGGTTTGGCGGGGACCGTCATTGCAGCGCCTCCACCTTCTCATCCAGCTCCTTGATGGCCTCGACAATCAGCGCCAACGCGCCCGCGTGAGCGATAGAGAGGGAGCCGTCTGCGTTGAGGTAAACCGACTCGGGTTGCACCTCGGCCAGCTCCTGCGCAATCAGCCCCGCTTCACGCGCACCCGCCTTGTCGTAAAGATTGCCAGTCAGGCGCTTCACCTTGGTCAAGGCATTGGTGATGGTCACGATGTTGGACTTGAGGCGGATGTCCGAACGGATGTAGACATCGTTGAAGTTACCGTTGCCTGACGCATAGACGCCGCCCGCCGTGTTGAGCGCGTCCCCATCTGTGCTGGCGACATAGACCTTCTTGCCGTTGTAGGCGCGGATCCAGCTGGTGTCAGTCATGTGCCAACCGCCGCCGTAGCTCTCGTTGTACCAGCCGGTTGCACCGGTTGTCCGGATCCAGTTGCTCAGGGTCACGGTGCCATAGCTGCCACCATCGGCCATGTAGGCGTGGGTATGGCTTGTGGCAGCCTTGCTATCGAGCGCGGCTTGCAGACCGGTCACGTTGGCGATGGTGTGTGCGTGACCATTGTCGGTCACGGTGGCAGTCAGCGAGACGTTGGCCGAGCCATCAATACTGACGCTGCCGGTCACATCCCCCATGAGGGTCAGGGTTCTTGCTGTTGCCCACTTGGCCGCACTCACGGCGCTGGCACTGGCGGCCAAGGCGTCAGTGATGCCGTAGCCTGCCAAGGTGGTCGGCTTGCCAGTGGTGATCTTGCCCCAGTCGAGCGCCGGTATGTCGGCAGCAGCGAGGGGGTTCCCGCCCGTCACGCGCCCCTTGGCGTCCACTGTGACCTTGGGATAGGTGCCTTCGGTTACGCCCGAGGCGGCCAAGATGAGTGTGGGGGTGGCGTCCACGCTGCCGTCAAAGGCGAACGTGGCAGTGCCGTCACCGGACAAGGTGATGGTGCGGGCCGTTGCCAGCTTGCTGGCGCTCACGGCATTGCCAGTGTTGGGGAGTGCGTCGATGATGCCGTAGCCTGCCAGCGTGGTGGGTGTACCCGAGGTGATCTTGCCCCAGTCCAGACTAGGGATGTCACTGGCAGCCAAGGCGGTGCCGCTGATCACCCGCCCTTCACGGTTGATTGTGACTTTGGTGTAAGTGTTAGGGACAAGATCCGGCACGAAGGTGAATTGGGTGGCGGTGTAGCCACCAGGGATGCTGCCCGCTGTGTTCGGCGCGGTCAGTGTCCAGCCAAAGGGATCGAGCACTTCGGTGTTGACCACACATGAAGCCATCGCCCCCACAGCCCGCACGTCGAGATAGGCATAGTTGCCGGTCGCGGTCGGGTGGTAGACAAGACGCATCGCGTCAAAGCCGAGTGTGCCTTGCTCAGCATACGCAATCTGTTCGATGGAGATCGCTGCCGCGTTGATGATGTCGCAGGTAAAGCGGGCATGACCCATTTCGGTGCCCACGCTCCAGTAGAGCCGGAAGGTGCCACTGTTGCGGCCAATGTTGAGGGCCGAGGCGGCAATCCGATACCACGAACCGGCCACGGTGGTGAAGGTGGCTGTCGCGGTCTTGCGCTGCGGTGTGTCCACGGATGGCGATACGCCAAGGGTGGTCTGCATCGCGGTAATGCTGGTGTCATCGAGCAAGGTGCGAGCGGTCGCGGTCACGACCATGGTGCTTGCCACGTCCACGCCCGTGAAGTAGATCACCTTGTCCGCTGCGGTGACTTGGGCCGCCATCGCCGTCAGGGTGGGGTCGTTTGGCTGGAGGGTCGGCAGGTCCGCCGCGACCAGGGAGACCACACCGCTCTTGCCGTTCACGCTGGTGACGGCTTCGGTGTTGTCGATCTTGTAGTAGCTGGCCAAGGTCTTGGAGTAAACCAGCGTGTCGCCCACGCCATAGGTCTCGGCCCCTGCGATGCCGCCTACGGTCACTTTCCAAAAGGTTGTCAGGTTCTGGCCGCCCGACTGGAGCGGGGCCGGATAGACGCCGCCGCTGAGATCCACACTCCCGCCATCGACCATCGCGCCTGTGGCGACCGTTGCCGCGTTCTCGGCACGCACGGCAGATGCCTCGGCTTCAGTGGCCGCCTGCGAACTCAATTCATACATGGCGACCGCGTTATTGGACGCGCTGTTGGCGGTTGCTGCGGATCTCGCGCTGTTCGCCTCGCTGATCTTGGCGTTGGTGTCGCTCAGGTTGGCGGCAGCCTCGCTCGCTTTGCTGTTGTTCTCAGAGGTCTTGGCGTTCACCTCGGCGGTTTTGCTATTGGACTCGGCGGTTTTGGCTGCGGTCTCACTCGCCTTGGCGTTGGTCTCGCTCGTCTTGCTGTTGGTTTCAGAGGTCTTCGCGTTTGTCTCGCTGGCTTTGCTGTTGATTTCGGCGGTCTTGCTCGCCATCTCGCTGGCCTTGCTATTGGCCTCGCTGACCTTCGACATGTTCTCGGAGGTCTTGCTGTTCACTTCACTGGTCGAGGCGTTGGCCGCACTGGTCGCAGCCTGACCCGCAGCGGTAGTCGCCGTGGTCTTGTCTGCCACGACTTGGTTCATCATGGTGGTGACATTCGCCTTGTTGGCGGCGACTTGCGCGGTGTTGGTTGCGACCTCTTGGCGCAAACTGTCCAAGTAGCTGAACTCGATCAGGCGCTGCCAAAGGGAGGTGTTGAAGGTCACGCCGCTGTGCTTGACCAAGCAGAGGTAGACATCGCCGTTGTGGGTCACAAGGTCGGTCTGCTCATAGGGCATATTGGATTGCCACGCGCCTCGGCTTTGCAGCAGGCTGCCACCGGCTACGTCATGCCAACCATCCTCGGGGGCGATGAAGACGCCGAACCGGTATTGCAGGCGGCGGGTACTCTGGTTAACCCGAAACTCGAAGTTGTCCGGATCCAGCTCGCCAAGCTCATTGAAGACCAAGGAGAGCAGCTCGGGCAGCGGTTTGCCCCCCATTTCGCAGGCTTCAAGGTAGATGTCGAGAATGTGCTCGCCGGTCGCGTTGGAGCGAAAGCGAAGGTCTTCCGCTGCGGGGCGGGTGCGCTGGTCGCTCATATCACTGACCCTCGCTTAGGATCTCGCGCACGATCTTGCGCAAGGCGGCGCGGTTGGCCGCGTACCGGTCAACGGACTGGACGCCTTCGACTTGGCGCTCAATGACACAGAGGCGGGCATAGATCTCGTCTGCGGCAGTGTCGATGGATGCCTGGCTCGGCAGCGTGGCCACGGCTTGCTTGATGATGTCCAGCTCGCCATAGACGGCACGACGAAACTCGGACTGGCTCTGGTTGATGGCCTCAACGGTGGCGGTCAGTTGCTCGATGGTCATCACTGCTTCCTCGCTTGACGGAGCGGGATCAGGTTGCCCTTCTGTACGTCGGACTGGATCTGATCCTCGGACTGGACGGATGCGCCACGCATCTTTTCGAGCATGGCCAGCTGCTGGGAGGGGGACGGCCCTTGGGCCTGCTTCTCTTGGGTAATGCGAAACTGGTCGAGGTCGGGGACACCCATCGAGCGGATCGCTTCTTCCACGATCCGTGGCATGTCGAACTCCATCATCATGCCGGTCTGGTTGAGTACCTGGAGCATGTTCATCCACGTCTCGGGGCTGCGGGTCGGCTCGATGGGAAGGGTGCCGTCCACCACCAGATAGTCGATGTTCCCTTGCAGGTCTTTCACCCCGTAATCGAGGTAGCCCTCCTGGGTCATACCAGCCAAGTTGCTGGGCATGTTCGACTGGTCGAGGCGGATGCTCCCCTCATAGGCCATCGCGTCTTGGATGTTGCTGACCATCATCCTCACCATGGGCCGGACGGTGGTGGCAGAGAGGACGCGGCTGATGACACCAAGGCGTTGGCTGCCAAGTTGGGTGAGGCGCTGGATCTCGGTGGCGGTACGGATGCCATCGGCGGTCGGCATGCCTTGCTGGGCGTCACTGGCAGCGGCGAGGCGCTGCTTCATGTCACTCAAGGCGGCGATGTCGTTCCAGTGGCCACGGGTGATGTCGGGCACTTGGGCCACGAAGAAGCCTTCTCCAGGCTTGGCTCCAGGCATGGTCTGCACCACACCCCACGGGTTGCGGTCAATCAGGTCGTTGATGTTGACCATGGTGGGGTCGGCAAAGATCAGGTTGTTGAGGGAGGCTTGCACGTTGTCCACGCGGCTTCTGAGCAGCCAAGTAGCGATGTCGTGCAGCGGCAGCAGCAAGTCGTAGAGGGACTGGGCATGGCTCTTGTGGACATCGTTGAACAGGCCGCCGATGGTGACGGGGAACTGTCTGCCGTAGGGGTTGAACTGGAAGCGGATGACGGCCTCTTCGTCATAGACGGTCATGACCAGCCACACCTCGTCCCAGTCGGGGATACCAATTTGATAACCGGCCACTCGAAACCAACACTCGTCCGTGACGTGCGCATTGCCAAGGTTGAAGTAGCTGTCGCTCTCCTTGCTCCATTCAGTGTTCGGGTCGATGGAGAGGCCGCGTCCCTCTTCCCGTGTCCACTGGTGGGCACTCCAGCCGAAGGAGGTGGGCGACTCGCCAAGCTGAGGGAACAGCTTGAGCTTGGGGTACAGGCCGGTCTGGATCAGGGCGTGGTAGCTGGCGAAGTCGGCAAAGCAAATGAACTGCATCCGCTCCCAGTCGCCCCAGTTAACGCGGGGGTCGTGGAATGAGCGGCGCGGGTCAACGTTGATCAGCTCGTTGCTGTTGGTCTTCTTGTTCCACACCACCTTGGTGGGCGCGTAGCCGTAGCGGATGGAGTCAAGGCAGAGCTGGGCCACCCGCGCCTCGGCGGCAGTGCGGCGTATCTGCTGGTGCAACACCCGCTCCATGATGGCGCTCGCCTGTCGGCTCTTGCGGTTGAGTCCTTCCAGTTGGAAGACGGGATTGCGTCCTGTGAGGGCCGCCATCATGTAGGTGAGCACGGTGTCACTGATGGCACGGGTGTCGGCAATCACCGCCTTCTCACGGAACTCGGTGGCCTCCGGTGGCACGTACACATCATGGGCGCGGTCGGCCTGCTTCCAATGGCTGTAGCGTTTGCTGATGCTGGCGTGGCTCATGTCGAGCATGGCCTTGGCATAGTCAACCAGCTTGCGCTCCTGCTCATCGGTCAGTAGCGGGCTGATGTCGTCATAGTTCTCAAGGGCGGCCTTGAATTGACTGAGATCGACCAGTAGACCCTGATCGGCTTGGGCGGGGCGGTCACGATAGTTGGCCACGGCATCGACTCCATGTTAGATGCCGTATTGTCAGCACTCGGAAAACATGGGTCGTCCTGATGCGCTACTCAAACGGTTGCGAATTATGGTAGCTTTTGGACCTCATATTCAGGGGGTGAGATGAAGAACGGATCAATTATTGTGGCGGTTGTTGGGCTATTGTCGGTGGGGGCTATCATGGGTGCAGTGCTCACGCGCGAGCACGGTGACTATTTATCATTGCTAACCACCATCGCAACAATATTACAGACATGTATTAGCGGATTGACGCTATGGGTTGCATTTTGGGCCTTTCAATCTTGGCGGCGTCAGTTCATTTATCCACGGTATGTGGATGCCATGCTTGAAATTCGTGCTGCATTTATTCAGTGCGTTGATTCTTTTGATCCGACCATCCGAACCTATGGGCTATCTCAATACACAATTTCTGGAAAACAAGAAAAGGCAGAAATGATGCATGGCTTATTGGAGTCACTGCAAATTGTTATAACCCGTAATAACTTCCTTATTAAACGCTTTGCGTCAGATGAATTGCTGTGGTTCTTTCAATCGTTGGAACAACGGTTTAGAGATATATTTCACAACATCGTGTTTGCTAAAAATAAAAGTGACAGACTTGCCGCTGTGAATAGCTTACTCCAGCTCAATGCCAAGTTTTCAGACATGTACGACAGTGGTTGGCCTCGGTAGGCAAATTAGCTGCCAAGACGGCGCATCGGTCTGACATTGCTGGCGTTGAGAGACTGAGGGCCGGAGAGGCGCTGGCTGTTCTTGACGGTCTGAAGCAAGCTGGCGCCACCCAGCGCATCGAAGTTGGGCGTGGCGTACCGGCTCAGGGTATCGAGGGTGATGGTCAGCGCGTCCACTTGGTCGTCATTGGCACAGTTGGGGAACTGGCTGCATTCGAGGGTGAACACATCGAGCCAAGGGGCGGAGCGCGGCAAAAAGACGCGGCCCCCTTCGATCATCGGCGTGACCAGACTGGCCCGCGTTACCTTGTCACCTGACGGCAGCTTGTAGGGAATGACGCTCACACCGGACTCGCGGCGCATTTCCTGGATCAGGCTCTGGCCACTGGCCTTGTCTTCCACGTAGAAGCCGCGCAGCCCTTGTCCGCGATACATGGCGTTGAGCTGGAGCATCTTGCGTTTGAGGGCGGGGAAGTCCCATTTGCCTCGGTGCAGGTCAAGTACGTAGATGTCACCGGAGCGGCTGAGACCGGCGACCAGCATGACCGAGTAATCGGCACGCTCGTTGGTCTTGAAGGCGGTATCCACGCCGATGATGATGGCGCTCATTTCGAGCAGGTCGGTGTAGAACTGCCACCAGGATTCCTTGATGAGGTTGCCCCCCTTGATGTAGGGGGTTTGCTGGTAGAGCGCTTCAAAGTCGCGCTCGTTGAGGCGCTTCTTCTTCTTGAGCCAATCGAGGGGAAACCGCTCTGGCCAGAGGGCCGACTCAAGGGGCTTATAAACGTAATTGCCACCGCCCGCCTTGAGCTGGTCAGTAGGCCGGTACTTGGGGTGATCTTCTGGAAGCGTGTCACGGCGCACCCTGATGCCGGAGTCTTGATACTCGATGGCCTTGAAGTTGATGTGCAGCCACTCGCCATCCTTCCATTCATCGGTATCCTGAATGCGCCCGCCAAGGTCGTCAGGATGCCAACGGGTGAGAATGACCAAGCGTTTTGGGTGAGTACCGTCCACTTCGGGTTGAAGACGAGTATCCAGGGCCGAGGTGTAGAAGTCCCACACACGGTTGCGCTGGGTGAGCGACTCTGCCTCGATGCGTGACTTCACGGGGTCGTCCACGATCAAGAGCGTTGCCGGTCGGCCCGAGGTAGTGCCACCCACACCAATGGAGTAGTACGCGCCACCGTCGGTGGTGCGCCAGTTGTCCACGGCGGTGGCCTTGGCATTGAGGATGAAGTCGGGGAAGACCTGGGAGAACTTTGGGTCTTCGATGATCATCTGTATGTTGCGGCCAAAGCCGCTGGCCAAGTCGGAGTTGTACGCCGTGGTCATGCAGTAGCGTGAGGGGCGGCGGCCCATGTAGTAGGCGGGGAACAGCTCGGTGCAGTAGCTCGACTTGCTGTGACGCGGTGGCATGTTGACCATCGCATTATTGATCTTCTTGGCGTCCGGCTTGCGCTCGTAATGGAAGGGGACGCCCTTCTGCTTGCACGTCCAGAAGCGGGAGAACTCGGCCTCAAAGTCGCTATACAGGATGTCCTTTTCGAGCCGGTCCAACAGGAGTGCGAGCTTGTAATGGAATTTTGGGATCACCCAGTCTGGATGGAAGAGGGTGACAAATGAGACGAAGGATTCGCCCGCATCACGGATCTGGAGAAGGTACTTGGCGAGTTCGGTTTTGTTGTGTTGTGTCATGGTGGCCCCCGCTTACTGGGAGCCACCATAGGGAGAATGGCGGGGGCGGTCGTCCTACAGGGCGGGATGTCCGAAGAGAATGAAATCCCTCTCTTCGCTGCTTATGAGGCCGTTCCTATGCCATGCCAAGATGGTCAGAACGTTCACTTGCCGGTATCCCTTTTCCCAGTTCTTGAGGGTGGTCTCTTTTGCGCCAATTCGTTCGCACACAACGGCTCTGGAACCACATGAGTGCCTCCATTCACTGAGGCGATGACGGATCTCGTTGTTGAGATCTTCCTCCGCCTTTTGGTTGTTCATGTAATTTACCACCGATCCTCCTTTTGGTTTTCAAGGGCGATCCTCACACAACACAAATACCCCTTTCAAGATAGTGACAGGGCCATTTTCTTTCTAAATTCCATCGTTTCGATGGCTTGGTTTAGTTGTTGTTGTGTCTTCGGGTCGTCAATTGTGTGTGCCATGATCCTCATCAAGTGTTCGTGCATCGCATCACTGCGTCGGTCCAGTGGGATGCGGGTCAGGTCAAGGGACTGAATGGCCTCTACGAACCACTGGAGGCTGACGTTGGTTGGGATACGGTTCTCTTCGCTCTTGGTGATCATAGGAGCGGGTTCTCCATTTCAATGGCACGGTCGATAAGTGCATCGCTATAGGGCTGGCAACCGTTCTCCTCGCGGATGATCCCCTTGATGACCCGCCGCATCGTCTTCGGACTAAAAACGTTGAAGGGTTCACCAGGGTTGATGCCGCAGTAACTGGCCAAGCGCCACACGTAGCGGTTGGTCTCGTTCTCGGCAGGTGGAGCCCAGCGCATGATGATCTCGTATACGGTGTCGATGTTGGCTGCGCCGTAGCCTGGGAGTCCCTTCTGTTTACTGTAGCTACGCAAGATGCGTACCATCGCCCTAATACCGTACTCGGGACTGACGAAGACACAGAACTTGCCATCATGTTTGCTCTCGGCCAGGCCATCCCATTGGGTGCCGTTCCAGATCACGTTGCCTGGGTTGTGGTTGCGGATGCCACGAACCTCGAAGGCCAACGGCTTGAGCAGCTTCATTCGTCCCATGGCTCGTCCTCGTCTTCTGCGTTTTCGTCTACGTAGATGGGCGTGGAGGGGCCAAGGTAGGCGCCCTCGATGTTGAAGCCAAACCATTCCACGGCGTCATCGGGTGTCATGCCTTCGTGGTCAACGAGCACTTCCAGGATCTTGTCGATGGAGTAGACGGCGCGGGCTTGATGGCTGTCGCCGGTCTGCTCGACCCGATAGCCAATGAGAGCGCGGTCAAAGTGCGACGGCAGCACGGAGGCAGGGTTAAGCCAGCTGATCCCTTTGCTCATTAGCTTCTCCCTGCCAGTTCGCCCTCGATGGCACGGGACTCGGCCACCATCCGCTCCAGTTCTTCACGGGTCAGCTGGTCAGGGCGAGAGTGGGTGTGCTCAATGGTGGCTTGGCTCACCTTGAGGTCGGGCAGCACTTTGTTGAGCAGGGCGGTAAACAGGCGAGTCTGGTTGGGAGACCAGATCACTGCGCCATCCAGGACATCGCGCACGGTATCCAGACGGGACATGACGGTGTGATAGCAGGATCGGCGCACCATCATCTGTTCTTCTTTGGTGATGGCCAGCTCGGAAGCGGACTTGCCGCGATAGGCTTCGATTTCGGACGGGCGGCCACGGGCGCGGCGGCCCGATGGACTGTCGGGGATCTTCATGGTGGCGCTCCCAGCGTTTCGAAAAAATGGCGCGAATGTAGACGGTGCTGGGTGACAAAATAATGAGCGTGCTCGGCGGGGTCGTCCCACCCCCCCTTCCTTTTTCCGACCCTCTCCCCCCCCCCCTTTTTTCCCTCTCATGCCCTTCTTTTTTCTATTTCTGCGCCTAACCATCCTCTAAGTCATTGATTGAATTGGAAAGTACGTTTCCTGTCATAGGAAACGAACCCACTCTTTTTGATATGTTTATCCTATTAATTTCGCATCAATCAATGCCATTCCTCGATTGATATCCACGTTACGAATGGCTTAACCCAGATCTGCAAAATGTTCTCAATTCCCCCAACAACCCCCTAAAGGGGGTATTAAATCTTGGGGCGACCGACTCGGATAGTCCGACCGGATTTACTTCGACCATGGAGGTCGCTATGAACGCCATCGCAACTACCGCTATGACCGCCCAACAGCTCCACTCCGCCATTGTGGAGGGCACCGTCTCCGTCACCGAAGGCAAGGCCGTGCTCCGTGCTCGCATTGCCAAGGCCGAGGCCGAAGGCCGCAAGCCACGCGCTCCGAGTGTGCAGCTCCTGAAGGAGCTGGAAGACCTCAAGCCCAACGCGAAACCCACGAAGTTGCCCAACCCCGTTGACGCACTCAAGGCCGCCAAGGCTGCAAAGCAGCCCGAGCAACCGGAGGCCAAGCCGCAAGCTGCGAAGCAGCCCGCAAAGCAACCTGCGAAGCAGGCTCCTGCCAAGGCCGCTGATGCCAATGCCACCGTGCTTACCAACGGGCAACTACTCAACCTGCTCCGCGAACGAGCCAGCGCAGATGCGTCCTTCCTGTCCGCCCTTGGCAGTCTGTTCATCGAGCTGACCCAAGCGAAGTAAGCCCGTTCGTCTGGTTATCAGAGGCAGCCACACCGGCTGCCTTTTTCGTTTCAAGGAGAAACACCATGTCCGCCTACATGAACAGCAACACAGACGTTGCAAGCTTTGGCTCCTTCCTGATCCGCTTTCTCAGCTACCACTCATGTCTCCACGGCCACAAGACACGCGCTTTGCTCAACAAGGTGTGGCCGTACTCGCCATGGGCACCCAACTACAGCCACGCGAGAGATAACCATCTGCCGTGGCAAGTAGGCAGGTTGTGCCGCCTCATGTTGCTGATGAATCGCCGAGGGGTATGGCATCGCTACACCTTGGGCCGCACGGGGTCGAGCCGCCACGACACACCGGCCTGGGAGCACACCCGCGTTGCCAAGCTGCGCCACAACTGCGCTCCACCACTGGAGAAGCAGCTCGTAGAGATGGCCAAGTTCATGAGAAACGTGACCTATCAGTGCGCCGAGTTCAGCGACAACTGCAAGCCACGCAACTATGACCTGTTGTGTGACTTCGAGCTGACCATCTACTGCGATGTGATGTGTTCACTCAAGGTGTGGGAGGACGCACCGTGGGGCGGGTTCAGCTCTGTGCTGGGTAACTAATCCTCTCCCTAAAGGGAGAGTTCAATCATGGGCTGCCAATTCTGGCGGCCCTTTTTGTTTGATGGAGAAACATCATGATCGAGTTCAACGATTCATTCAGCCAAGCCGCAGTGGCCGAGGCCCTGCGAGCACACGACAGCCTGCAAGAGATAGTCAGCCGCAACCTGATGGTGCGTGGCTGGGAGTTCGACCACGACAGCGAGGGCAAGCGCACCAGCCCACCGCACATCAAGCCCGTGCCAATGCTGCACAAGACCACCCTCTACGTGAACCCGAGCGACATGATGGACAACTTGCCCCGTGAGATTGGCTTTGCGTGGTGGGAGCGTGAGTGCAACGAGCGTGGCTATCCCATTGGGGAGTGGCGACGCACCATCGTGGGAGCCTACTTCAACCATGGCACCAATGAGCAACCCAACTGGGGGAGTCACACATGAGCATCTTCGAGCACATGACATGGGGACTGGGCACCCCGAACCTGCCCAAGCTGGGGGCTCGGGCCATCCTGCAACGTGGTTACGTGGACTTCCTGGGCGACCGTGCCGGTATGTACGGTGAGCCAAGTGACGAGTGGCGGGCCGAGTGCGACAAGGTGCTGCCGTACTTCCTCAAGCAGCTGACCAAGATGGCCAAGGCATACCAGATATGCACCGACATGGACGAGGTGTTTCGCCTCGAACACAAGGGCTGGGTGTGTGAAGCCAACCCAAGGGCCAGCTATGGCTACCTCTACCTCGACATCTACCGCCCCGCCTAACAGCGGGGTTTTTGTTTCAAGGAGAAACATCATGAGCAAGTTCTACAACGTGGGCACGCTGGGCCGCCGTGAAGTCACGGCCCTGTTGAACAAGCTGACTCACAACGCTGCCGACAACGCCGCCCACACCCTCGACTACGTGGGCTGCAAGCTGAATCCCTACGACCAGCGCAAGGGGAAGGCCAAGGCACGACACGCCTTGCGCCGCCTCAAGAAGGCCATCAAGGCGGGCCGCATACCGGTCGAGACCAACGAGCATGGCAGTCGCATTGACCGTGGTTTCCATTCCGCTGACCGCTACTACTACGATGCGCGGCTCACCTCTGCCGATGGCTGGGAGCAATACGACACCGACCAAGATGCGTGGTATTTCGGGGTCTGGGTCAACACCACCAAGCTGGAGACCTTCACTTACGCAGAGGGGGACACACGACACCTGATTGCCCCGAGCGTTGAGGCATTCCGCGCCGAGCTGGCCGACCTCTACAAGTTCTACCCACAAGCGCCCGCGTTTCGTTCCATCGACACCAAGACAGGGCAAGTCACCCACTACTACGAAGCCAAGCCACAAGTCTAAACCTCGACCCAACGCCCCTCACATGAGGGGCTTTTTGTTTCAAGGAGAACATCATGTTCAAACCAACCGTTCACTCTTACTTCTCCGGCGCTGGCCTGATGGACACCGGCCTTATCTTCGGTGGCCTGCCCATTGCCCGCTCGTTCGAGTTAGATCCGCTGGCCTGCAAGGTGCAGGCTGCCAACCTTGGCGACCACGTTGAGAACGTGGACGTGACCCAGCTCTGTGTGACTGGCCAAGGTGAAGCGGATGTGATCATCGGCACCTACCCATGCACCAAGTACAGCAACATTGCTGACATCAAGGGCACCCGCACGGGTGACGACCTCTTCCTCCACTTCTTCCGCCACATCGCATTGATGCGGCCCGAAGTCTACGTGGTCGAGAACGTGCCTGGGATGACCAAGTTTCCGGTGGTGATGGAGGCCATGACCCAGTTGCCGGACTATTACGTGACCACGTTCAACCCAGTGCGGGCCGAGCACATGGTTCCCCAACGCCGTGACCGGCTGATCATCATGGGCAGTCGCCGCCCGTTCACATGGAATGCCCCCGACAAGGGCAAGGTGCCAAGCCTGATGTCTCTGTTAGAACGTGACCCCGAGATAGTCATCCCGCCCTCGGTCTATGCCCGCCTCAACGGGCAGTATCGTGACAAGCCAATCATTAGTGACCCCTTTAAGGGTGACATCGCACCCACCTGCCTAGCCCACTATGCCAAGGACAAGGGCACACGGCTGGTGATAGACCCAGTGACCAGAAGGCCGCGCCCTTACACGGTTCGTGAGTACGCAAGGTTGATGGGGTTGCCTGATTTCTTCACCTTTGACGCACCCGATAGTGATGCTTACCGCATGATTGGTAATGGTGTGGTGTTCCACAAGGGTGTGTGGGTGGCAGGAGAGATCGTGAGATGCTTCACAAAACATGCAGTGTGATATGTCAATTACAGATGGCAAAACATAACATGCCGCCCAAAAGGATGTGTTAATCATCCTTTTGGTATGTGGTGGGTGTATTTGGTGGTGAGGGTGATTAAATAGACGCCCAATTTGTTTGATAAATCATAACCAACACACCTGTATCGGTTCGTTAAGAGGGGCAACCCATAGATGTTCCAACCAGTCACCGACCCAGCGCAGTTCCCCGCCTACCTTGGCGATGGTGTCTACGCCTCCTTCGACGGCTACCAGATATGGTTGCGCACAGAGGGAATGGATGGGGTCAACGAGATCGCCATAGATGACCAGTCGTGGGCGGCGTTACTCGCCTACCGCGACAGGCTGATGGTCAAGTGTAACGAGAGCCAAGAATGAACCACGTATTTATGAACGCCGTGCTCAGTGGCAACGCCACCGCAATGCGTCACGAGGACATCAGCGAGCTGGAATCGCTGGTCATGGAGAGCCACGGCATACCCAAGGTGGTGAGTGCCGAGGTGTTCGCCCCGTTCTCCGACAACCAGCGCATGATCCTCATGGTCAAGCACGGGCTCTACGTCTTCCCGACGACCGAGCTGGCAGGCTGGTTGATAGGCGAGTGTTGCTGGCAACCGGTCATCGAGATTGGTGCAGGCAACGGCGCACTGGCCAAGCACCTTGGCATCAGGGCGACCGACAACTACAGCCAAGCACCTGACTACCGGCCCGAGCCCAAGCTCCAGCAGTTGTGGCTACAGGGGCAACAGGCGATGCGCCAGATGGGTCAAGCCTTCGTGACCTACGGTGACAACGTGGAGCGCCGTGAGGCAATGGATGCGGTCATCAAGCACAAGCCCGAGGTGGTGTACGGCCTGTTCATCACCCACAAGTACCGCTCTGGCGACCAAGACGGCAACGTGTTTGGCGTGGAAGAGGACAAGATCATCCGCCGTGCCGATTACATCATGGTTGGCAATGCCAAGACCCACCGCAACAAGCGCATCTTGGCGTTGCCCCACGAAGAGTACCGAATACCTGGGCTTGTGACCCGCAGTGCAGATCAGGAGTTGAACCGGATATGGAAATGGAAGAAGACGCGGTAATCGAAGGGCTCAGTTTCAACCCCAAGAACGAGCAGTGGATGGCCACCTACATGGGGCAGCGTGTGGCCTACAGTGAGCGGCGCTTTGGCAAGGCAGCCAAGCGGCTGGCCGAGCGGGCCTTACTTGCCTTGCAGGCTGGCACCTATGACGAGGTGAAGGACAACCTGCTGTTCAAGCAGTCGTACAACATCGACCTCGCCGCCAAGATGCTGAACCTGCATGTGGGTGAGCTGCGCCGCTGGCTGCTCAACGGGGTGGTGCGTGGCAAGGAGATCATGCCGCCAAGAAGGGATGACTACAGGGGGGCAGACAAATTCACCGGCTACGAATTGATCGTGGCACGGGAGAGCCTAAAGGGGATCACATGGTAACGCTAAGGATGGGGCAACTGGTTGAAGCCGGTGAACCCGTGATGGATGAATTGCCCAACGAGATTGGGGTGTGCCTGCACATAGACGAGGACTATTACGGCCTGTTGTTTCGGGGTGGCAGCTATGACGAGTTCACCCAAGCGCAGCTGGCCGAGTTCAAGATCCGCCCGTTGGCACTGGTCGATGAAGCTGCCGCCAAGCACACCTTCACAGGGGTTGTTGATGCGATGTTCTGTGTCAGTCGTGGCCAGTTCCTGACCTTTACCTCGTCGGTGTTCCCGAACGGGAGGCCGTATGCTGACTAGGTTCGAGCGGTTGGAGTTCTTCATCCACCCGATGGCGCAGGATTTGGCTGACTTGGGCAAGGACTACGAAGACATCGCCGCGCAGATGGCCAAGATGGGGGTGACACCGGAGGACTTCGGCCACCAAGCCATTGAAGAGAGTAGCGAGCTGCATTTGAGCGTGGTGCGTGGCAAATACTGGGGGCCAGGATATTTGGCCATGATCACCCGCCTCGACAATGGACATGTGGTGGCGATGGGTGAACGGATGACGCCCGAAGAAGTGGATGGCCTGATGGCAAGGATGGATGATCAACTATGAGCAAGCGGCGTTATTCACAGCATTGCCCCCAATGCACAACACAGGGAGGACGATTCCATGATTGAAGAAACTATCGGGTTGAGCGGTGTCCAGCTGGCCGACGACGAACAGATGTATATACAGGGTGACAATCTGGTGTCCATCCGGCCAAGCGGGATGCACGTCATCCCCCTTAGCGATCTGCCTACCTTCATCATTGCCTTGCAAGAGGTGGTCAAGTGGCGTGAACGTGAGCGCGACCCCGAGGCACAGCGCAAGACGCACAAGTTGTTTACCATCCCAGTGAGCAGCCTCAGTGAGGCCGAGATGTATATGTCGGTCTTGCAGATGTTCAAGCTGGTTCCCCAGGATTGCGTGTTGGCGGGAGTCAAACCTCGCGCTGGCGTTGACGCAATATACGTGAGCCCCGTACCGAAACAGTTGATGAACGGTAAGGCTCAGTAAGTCCGCCTTGTAGTAAGTGGTGTCAGTTTTCCCCGCCTTCGTGCGGGGTTTTTTGTCGAGTTCCCCTGCAAATGAACAGGGGAACCAAATTTACTTGGAGAAGTAAATCCATGCCATGCCTGACAGCGCCAACGCAAGCATGATGGTGAGCGACATTCTCTCAGAGCTATCAACGCTTTGAGCACAAGGATTACAAACCAGTGTGTCTTTGCGATCGTCTCTATTCCCTGTCTTCAAACGGCGGATCTGCCCGTGTTCGTTGGCAAGATTCCGACCACATTTACCGCAATGTGACATAGTTCCTCTCTTGTAGTTATAACCAGGAAGTGGCCCAAACGAGTTCGGCCTCGTCGATTATTACACGCATACAGAACCATGTTAAGGGAGACCCTAAAGGGTCTCTTAAATCTTGGGCTGACCATTCCGGTCGGCCCTTTTTACATCTGGAGGAAATGTGATGAACACCGATGTGAACACTCAAGCCAACGAGTTGAAAGTCATGATGTGCTGTCTCACCCGAAGCACTGGTCTTCATAGGTGAGTAGACCGGTGCACGAAGCCGACTGAGGCGGGCGAGCGAAGCGAGTACGCTGAAGGAGGCGGAGGCCAAGAGCGAGAGTCACATACCAAGACGGAGGGGTGATAGGTGTGTCATGTGATTTAAGTGAGGGGTTCACATTTTTTGATGTGTGGTAGAAATCACCCAAAAAGATGTGGACTTGGGCGTTGTGATTTTTTAATGTGAGGACTATCAAATGAACGATGTAGATAATACTCTTATGGAGCCAGTTGCGATCGCCTCATTGATCATTGAAGCCAGCAAGCACGTCAACAAAACGTGGCAGGAGCTGGCCGAATTGGCGTCAGGCTGGTTGATAATCCATGGGCTGGAGACGCAGGTTAGCAAACAAGACCTCGCCTCACTGGCGGCTTGCATGAGGTTTACCGGCAAGCCCAACGCCCCTGATGCTGGCGACCGTGACTCGTTCTTTGAGTTCATCGGCATCAAGCGAAAGCCCAGGGAAGACCTGGGTGCTGGGGTATCGGTCGAGATAGACGGGTGCAAGGGGACGTTGCGTTATCGTCTGGCCAAGGACATATTCGATACCACGCTACACATACCCATTCCCACCATTGAATGGGCTGAACAAGCCCCGCACTCCGTCCCCCAGATCAATCCCTTCTACGAAGTCACTCCGACTTTTCACGATGTCTTGACCGCGCTGGCTATGGGCTTTCGCTCATGGTTGTTCGGTCATACCGGCACAGGTAAGACGGCGGCTATCAGGGAAATCTGCGCACGCTGCGGCTTGCCGCTTGTGCGCATCAACTTCGATTCGGAAATGACCCGTGCTGATCTCGTTGGCAAGACCGAGCTGCTTAACGATGGCGGCACGACCGTGAGCCGGTTCATTGAGGGGGTGCTCCCTCGTGCTCTCCCGCATGTTGGGGTAGTGCTGCTCGATGAACTGGACTTCATCCGGCCCGACCTTGCCTACGTCATGCAGGCGGTGCTTGAGGGCGATGAACTGGTGCTGACTGGTGACAACGGACGCTGTGTGCCAGTGCATCCCCAGTGCTGGATAGTGGCTGCTGCGAATACCTGTGGCCAAGGTGATGATGTGGGCCTGTACCGTGGGGCGCGTGAGCAATCCGCTGCATTCCTCAACCGCTTCCAGACCTTCATCGAGTTTGAATACATGGAGTGGGCCAAGGAGGCCGCCTTGCTGGAGCGGGAAACCCGCTTGCCTATGCACCTGTGCGAGAAGCTGTGCCTCTACGCCAAGGAACATCGTGAGGCGTTCAGCAGGCGTGAAGTCCTCACTCCATTCTCGTATCGCCAGCTGGCCACGATGGCCAACCGGCTGATGTTCTTGTCCCGCCACTCGGGCGAGCCACCGAAGGACGGCATGATGGACGCCATGGAGCTGGTCATCCTCAACGCTATGCCTGTCTATGAGCGCGTCAAGATGGCGGGTATAGCGCAACGGTTAAGCATCTAAGGAGGATGTGATGGGTTTGAAAGTCAGCCTGACCCCAGGCGAAAGGTGGTCAGGGATGTTTGTTATCACCCTCGGGTGTACCAAGGAAGGAGAGAAAGATGTTGTCTATTGGTGAGTTGGTTATGCGTGGAGATCGCGGTGATTGGTATCGGTTTTTTCGCCGTTCTCGTTGTCACGAAACCTTGGATACTGCCATGAAACGGGTCGAGCGTGAGCTTGAACAGAGCGGTGCCAAGGTGGCCAAGCTGGCAGACATGTACCTTGCCTACGATGACCGTGAGCAAGAGCTGTACCGTGAACGCGCCCCGTTGCTGCGCAGGGATACCCCCAACGCAAAAAGCTGGGGGTTCTTCTAATGGCGTCTCCCCCCTTCGTTCAATTCAAGAAGACCCACAAGGAACTCAAGATCATGTGTGAAGAGTGCGGCGTGGTGTTCACTCAGATGACCGAAGAGATCCGACCAAGGGCATTCGTGACATGCCCATGTGGCCGGTCATCCTTTGACTGGGGGGATGGGTACTACACCCGTTCCATCGGCAAAGCGAAGCGAATGTAACTCAGCGTTAGCAACGGGGGCCAGAACGGCCCCCTTTTTTTATGTCATGGAGATATGAAAATGAACTCGACTGATTTGGTAATTGAGTGCAACGCGCCCGAGCAGGCCAAGGACAGCAAGGAAGATAGCCAAGGTCTGGGCCTACCCAAGTTCAACCTCCAGTTGTTCGAGTACAAGCACAATGACCCTCATGTGTACGGCGTAGCCATGTCTGCCAAAAACAAGGTGACGATTAGCCCGATGGGTTCCCATGCCAAGAGCATCCTGAAACGGGCGCTGATTGGCGTGGATGACAGCCGCTGGTTGGGTGGCCGTGTCCATGGCCTGCTCGATGCCAACGACTTGGTACGGGCCTATCAAGGCGAGGATGACGTGTACCGGCAGCGTACCAAAGACCCCGAGCTTGATACCGCAGTGACCTTGCTGATCGACATGAGCGGTAGCATGAAGGGCGAGCGGATTGAATGGGCCACCAAGACTGCGCTGATGTTGGGTGATGCACTCGACTCGCTGGGGGTGCCGCTGGAGATCCTGGGGCACACCACCATGGCCCTGCATAACTACGCGCTCTATCCCAAGGGGGATGTGGATCAGGTGTTCGAGTTTGCCAACACCAACCGCCACCCAGAGCTTGCCCAGTTTAAGTTTCAGAACGCCGACCAGACGGGCAAGCGGTTGAAGGGAGGGCGCAGTGGCAAGGTGGTCGAACGGCTGGCTATCAAGGCGTATGAGCGGTATGTACTGGGTCATTCTCTGAGCGCTGAAGAGGTACACGCACTGGGCTGTGCGTTGACGAGTGCCCCAAGGTACATCTCATCGGACCCGTTGGTGATGTTTAATTTGCTAGGGTTTGGGGTGAGGATTAGAAACGCCCGAGATGTGATCGAAAGGTTGCCATATTTAGTGGGTGTGTATGGAGAAAATAATATAGATCCGAGAGCTATTGAATTTGCAGTCAATAGAATTAAGGTCTGTAAACAGAAGCGGAAAATAATTTTAATGCTATGTGACGGCATCCCATATGCGCGTGGGATGTTATCTAAATCATTGAATAACTACACTGTTGCCGCCACGATCGAGGCACAGAAACAAGATGTAACAATTATTGCCATCGGGTTCGGGGAATCTAAAGTTGCAGAGTTTTTCCATAATCATGTAGCATTAGGCTCAATCGGGCAGATGGAGGATGTTGTTCTTTCTGTTGTCAGAAAAGTGTTAAGGGCGTCACAAACCGGCTCGAAGTGTACTATGGTTGGTGGTGCGGGGATGAGAGTATGAAGGCGAGACCGACTCTAAAGATCAGGCTTAGCTGGATTAGGATGGCCCCCTCACACAGGCGGAGTCTTGTAAAGAACCCCAATTGGTGGGTTCTTGTCGCCCTGCGGGTCAAGGCAGGCGTGAAAATAGAGGATGCAATCAGCCAAGTTGAGAGTGAGTGCGAGGCTAGATTTGCAGCTTTGCGAAAAGCTAATGGAGTTTAAGATGGGTGATTTAGAACTAGAACAAATCCTGCACAAGTTTCAAGGTTTGGAACTGCAAAACCGCGTTTTGGATAAGAAGTTTTCCAACCTCATGGAAGACCATTCCAAGGCGATGGACACCATAAGGCAGCTCGAAGCGGGTCTGTCTGAAATGAAGCATCAGTTAGCTGCATTTGGCGCAGCTCCATCCCATGATAACGACTCGCTACGTGTCCTTAGTGATTTGACCCCACGCCAGCATGTGATCCTGCAATTGTTTATTGAAGGATTTAACTACGACCAGATGGCTAATCGGATTGGTGTTTCAATCAACACGATCAAGACGCAAGCCAAAGCCATTAGAACCAAGTGGGGTGTCGATAATCGCTCCGACCTGATATTCAAGGCGCGCCGTGCAATTGGTAGCGTTGCCGATAATGTCTATGTCGAGATCAGCGGCGGCTTGCCGAAGAACTGGGGTGAAGAGTACGCTCACTTGGCCAAGGAAGAAGACCCGAACTATGTGTTGTACCGGCCAAGCAAAGGGAGAGGTGCAGGACATGGCGAAGAAGACTGATAGCAGGGGACGTGCCACACACACGTCCTCGCCAACCATGGCACACGCTGCCGAACGTTATCTCTCCGATAGAGAAAGGTCAAAATCGACCTCCCATATCGTTTCGAAACTGGCCCCTTTCTGGGGTCAGTTTCGTTTGGAGGAGGTGACGCAGCGGGTGATGGATGATTATGCCAAGGGATTGGCTGACATGGCCCAGGCGACAAGGGCAAGGATGTGCAGGCAGGCTCGCACGGTGTACCTGTTTGGCTGCCGTGAGTTTGACCTTGCGCCCAAGGGGATCAAGGTGCCGACCGAGGGCAGGCACAGGGTCGAGTTCCTGACCAAGGAGGAGCTGGCCAAGTTGTTGGAGGGGCTCACGGATGAAGCCAGAGCCATTGCAACCTTCATGGTGTATACCGGTGCACGGTACTGCGAGGCCCGACTGGTTGAAGCTGATGACCTCAAGCAGATGGGCACGGCATTGATGTGCCGACTGCGCCACAGGAAGGGACGTGAGACGATTTGGCGCGAACGCTGGGTGCCGGTACACCCACAGGTGGAAGACGCTATTCGGCTGCACGGTAGCGCGACCGGTGTACTTTGGCGCAATGGTCTGGGTCAACAGTGGCACCAAGATGCAGCTTCGCTTCGCAACCAAATGAAACGGGTGTCGGCCAAGCTTGGGTTTGAGGCTCGGCCTCATGTGCTGCGGCATACCTTCGGGACGCTACTGGCCAATGAGGGGGGAGACCTGCGGATACTGGCGGAACTGATGGGTCATGCCAGCTTGCAGCAAACCCGAAGCTATATTAATGCAGGCAATCAGGAGGCGGCCAAACTGGTCGGGAAGTTATGATGACAGGGAAGCAGAATGCAGAAAGGGCTCCATGATGGAGCCCTCCTTACTGAATATGGTCGGTGTGAGAGGATTCGAACCTCCGACCCTCAACACCCCATGCTGATGCGCTACCTGGCTGCGCTACACACCGACGTATCTATCATCTTTGATAAACGAGGGGGGTGGTTAGATAAACCATCTCGTTTAGATGCTGCTAGATAAAATCTGATAAGCTAGGTTATGTTTTTAATTACATTTCATAGCTTTACGTCAAGTTCTCAACTCCACCCCATGCAGATGCGCTACCTGGCTGCGCTACACACCGACGAGGTCAGTTCGAGCTGACGAAAGGGAGTCTAATGATATGGATTGGTTGGTGCAACTCCTTTTTTATCAGGGAGATGCCGACTGCTTCTTTATTGTGCAACCAAGATGTAGCTTGGGGCTGCAGGTGAGATTTGGCATAATCGCCGCCCCGTGTTGTGGTGCGCGCAGCCACTGCCAGGCGCGCAGCCTCGCCGGGTGATCATGCTCGTTGTCATCACCCGCCGGGCAGGGACCTGTCCCGGAGAACCACATCCGCATAAAGAGAAGAGACGGATGAGCGCCATCAGTCAGGCCGGGAGGCAGGGCAAACCGTCATGAACATGCTGTCGAGAGAGGACAAGGGCGTGGAACTATCAGAAGTCGTACCGTGCTTGGGGTATAGCGAACAAGACGAGCGCTGGATGCACTACGCCATGGCGCTGGCCGCCAGGGCTGAGGGGGAAACAGGTGAGATCCCGGTCGGCACGGCGTCAAGGTTCAAGGCACACAGGCAATATAACGACAAAGAGGTAAGGGCGTGACGCCATCAGAGAAGGCTGACTCCTTTGAGCAAGCGCAACAAGACGAGCGCTGGATGCATTACGCCATGGCGCTGGCCGCCAGGGCTGAGGGGGAGACAGGTGAGATCCCGGTCGGCACGGCGTCAATGTTCAAGGCACACAGGCAATATAACGACAAAGGGGTAAGGGCGTGACGCCATCAGAGAACGCTGACTCCTTTGAGCAAGCGCAACAAGACGAGCGCTGGATGCATTACGCCATGGCGCTGGCCGCCAGGGCTGAAGGGATAGGCGAGATCCCGGTTGGTGCCGTGCTGGTGCTGGGGGACGAGGTGGTCGGTGAGGGGTGGAATCGCTCCATCAGCACTCATGACGCCTGCGCCCATGCGGAAATCATGGCAATTCGCGCCGCAGGTGTTCGGCTGGCGAACTACCGTCTGCTCGACACCACCCTATATGTGACGCTGGAGCCCTGTTGCATGTGCGCCGGCGCCCTGATCCACAGTCGGGTCAAGCGAGTGGTGTTCGGGGCGCGAGATCTCAAGACCGGAGCTGCGGGGTCCGTGTTCGAGATATTGCAGGACCCGCGCCATAACCACAGGGTGACGCTGACCGGCGGTGTGCTGGCGGAAGCCTGCTCGGCCCAGCTGTCAGCCTTCTTCAAGCGTCGCCGCGCCGAGAAAAAGGCGGCCAGACAGGCGCTGCAACAAAGCGGCGGCCCTGCCGTCTGAGGCCAACGGGGGGGAGCCGCCTTGCCCCGCGTTTGATGCCTTCATATATCCCCATATAAAACAGATGGTTAGCACTGCTGATTGCCCACAACATCCTGCCTGAATGCCCCTCAAAATAGCCTATTCGCAGAGGGCCTTGATGTAACAAAACTGTCATGCAACCGCCATATAATGCCGCCAAGCTAGCGCACATTGAGGTCTTGCATGTCATCGGAATCGATAAACTTGGGTATGGCGGGCAGTAGAAAGCGCCGTATCAAGGATAAGTTGGCCAAGTACGGGGTCACCGCAGGTGGTGCCCTGGTGCTGGTGGCCCTGTTGCTCATTTTCTTCTACCTGCTCTATGTGGTGAAACCCATCTTCAATGGTGCCACGATGGAGCCGACCGCGTCGTTTACGCTGCCCCTTGAGGGCAAGACGGCCTGGCTTGGGGTAGAGGAGCAGAACGAGATTGGCTATCGCTTCAGCGACAAGGGGCTGGTCAACTTCTTCGCCGTCCAGGGGGATGGCAAGGTCAAGGTGGGGCAGGCCCTGGGTCAGGCCCAGGTTGCCGGCGACATCACTACGGTCGCGTCACCCGCGCCGGGTCAGAAGCTCATCGCTTACGGTTTTGCCGATGGCACAGCGCTGGTGATGCAGCCCTACTTCAAGGTCTCCTATCCCAACGATGTGCGGGTCATAGAACCCAGCCTGCAGTATCCCTTCGGTGAAACACCAGTGGTGATTGATCCGCAAGGAAAAGCGTTGCAGCTGATGGTGTTCGCGGCGACCAAGGAGAAGATGGCCACCGCCGCTGTGACCGAGGATGGTCGCGGCGTGATGACGGTGATGACCGGCGAGGAAAATTTCCTCTCCGGCGAGGTGGAGTGGAGCGTCCAGAACTACAGCATTCCCTCCCTGCCGCGTCATGTGGATCAGCTGTTGCTGACCCCCAATCTGCGCATCCTGTTCGTGCGTGACGGCAACCGCCTCTCTGTCTACGACATCCACAACCTCAATGACATCTCCCTGCGCAACGTCATGGAGATCAATGCCCCCAATGCCAACGTGACCCGGGTTGAGCTGCTCTCCGGTGCCTCCTCCCTGCTGGTGGGCAACGACAACGGCGTCATCTCCCAGTGGTTTGAAGTGGCCAAGGATGGCAAGCGCCAGTTCACCCAAATTCGTGACTTCAAGGGCGATGGCCCTGTGGATCTGCTCACCCCGGAGCACTTTCGCAAGGGCTTCATCAGTGCAGGCAGTGATGGCACCGTCAGCTTCTTCCACGCCACCGGCGAGACCAAGCTGCTGAGCGAGAAGGTCGAGGGCGGCCCCTTGTCGGCCCTGGCCATCTCGCCACGCCACAACGTGCTGCTGATGCAGCAGGAGG